TGCAGATTTTGGTCTGTACGGAACCCGGGGGTTTCGCGGTTTCCCCGAAATGGGGTCTGACCTGCGGTTTTCCGCCAGCACTTGTTGATTCCCGAAATGGGAGGAAGTCATGCCACCTGTACCTAAAGATCCTTCTGTGCGTGCTCGTCGCAATAAGTCTGCGACGCGGGCTACGTTGTCTGCGGATCATGATGTGGTGGCGCCAGACCTGCCGGATGGTGTTGCGTGGCATCCGTTGACGGTGCGCTGGTGGAATGACATTTGGGCGTCGCCGATGGCCCCGGAGTACACAGACTCGGATATCAACGGGTTGTTCCGTGTGGCGATGTTGTACAACGATTTTTGGACTGCCGATACCGCGAAGGCGCGTGCGGAGGCTCAGGTTCGGTTGGAGAAGGCCGACACTGATTACGGGACGAATCCGCTGGCCCGTCGCCGACTGGAATGGCAGATTGAGGCCACCGAGGATTCGAAGGCAAAGGGGTCGAAGCGGCGGAAGTCGGAGGCTGCGCCTGTGAGTCATCCTGATCCCGGTGACGATCCGCGCCTGAAGCTTGTGACGTAGCGGTTCGACCGAGGCAGCTTGGATGGCTGTACTTCAGGTGCCGGCCGTGGATTTGGCGTTCCCGACGCTGGGTCCGCAGGTGTGCGACTTCATTGAGGATCGGATGGTGTTCGGCCCGGGCTCGCTGTCGGGTCAGCCTGCACGTCTCGATGACGAGAAGCGCGCGCTGGTGTATCGGCTGTATGAGTTGTATCCGCGTGGGCACCGTTTGGCTGGCCGTCGGCGGTTCGAGCGGGCCGGTGTCGAACTCAGGAAGGGTGTAGCCAAGACCGAGTTCGCGGCGTGGATTTGCGGTGTGGAGTTGCATCCAGAGGCGCCGGTTCGGTGTGACGGTTTTGACGCCGCGGGGAATCCTGTGGGTCGGCCGGTGCGGTCGCCGGTGATTCCGATGATGGCGGTCACCGAGGAGCAGGTGTCGGAGCTGGCGTTCGGTGTGCTGAAGTACATCCTGGAGAACGGCCCCGATGCTGATCTGTTTGATATCAGCAAGGAGCGGATCGTCCGGTTGTCACCTTCGGGTGGTGAGGATGGGTTCGCTGTTGCTGTGTCGAATGCTCCGGGGTCTCGCGATGGCGCGCGGACGACGTTTCAGCATTTCGATGAGCCGCACCGGTTGTTTATGCCGAGGCATCGTGACGCGCACGAGACGATGTTGCAGAACATGCCGAAGCGGCCGATGGAGGACCCGTGGACGTTGTACACGTCCACGGCTGGGCAGCCGGGGCAGGGCAGCATCGAAGAGGACGTGCTTGCCGAGGCGGAGTCGATCGCCAGGGGCGAGCGGCAGGACCCGTCGCTGTTCTTCTTCCGGCGCTGGGCTGGCGATGAGCATGATGATCTGTCCACCGTGGAGAAGCGTGTCGCCGCTGTCGCGGATGCCACTGGCCCTATTGGGGAGTGGGGGCCGGGGCAGTTTGAGCGGATCGCGAAGGACTACGACCGCACGGGTATTGACCGCGCTTACTGGGAGCGGGTCTATCTGAATCGGTGGCGTAAGTCTGGCTCTCAGGCGTTCGATATGACACGCCTGGTGCAGTGTGATGAGACGGTCCCAGATGGAGCGTTCGTCACCGCTGGGTTTGACGGGTCGCGGTGGAGAGATGCGACGGCTGTCGTGGTCACTGAGATTGCGACGGGACGCCAGATGTTGTTGGGCTGTTGGGAGCGGCCCGAGAACGTCGAAGAGTGGGAAGTCCCTGAGCATGAGGTGACAGCGCTCGTTGTGGACATGATGTCGCGGTTTGAGGTGTGGCGCATGTACTGCGATCCGTGGGGCTGGGATTCGACGATCGCCGCGTGGGCGGGTCGTTTCCCGGATCGGGTTGTGGAGTGGGCTGTCGGTGGCGGCGGCAGTTTGAGGCGTGTGGCTGCTGCGACGCAGGGTTATGCCGATGCATTGGCGACTGGCGACGCGGCGCTGGCTGCCAATGTGTGGCGACCGAAGTTTGTTGAGCATATGGGTCATGCGGGGCGGCGTGAGCTGAAGCTGGTGGACGATACAGGCCAGCCGCTGTGGGTGATGCAGAAGCAGGATGGCCGTTTGGCCGACAAGTTTGATGCTGCGATGGCGGGGATGTTGTCGTGGGAGGCGTGTGTTGATGCGCGTCGTGATGGTGCACGTCCGCGCCCGAAAGTGTTTGCGCCTAGACGGATCTACTAGTCGCCATAGAGACAGAGAGGGGGTCAGCTGTTGACTGCTTCAACGCCAGCGGAATGGCTCCCGGTATTGACGAAGCGTATCGACGACGGAATGTCGCGGGTGCGTTTGTTGGCGCGTTACTCCAATGGGGATGCTCCGCTGCCCGAGTTGACGAGGAACACGTCTGCGGCGTGGCGTTCGTTTCAGCGTGAGGCGCGCACCAACTGGGGTCTGATGGTGCGTGACTCTGTTGCTGACCGGATCATCCCGAATGGCATCACGGTTGGTGGTTCCGCCGATAGTGATTTGGCGTTACGTGCACGGCGCATTTGGCGGGATAACCGCATGGATTCCGTGTGTAAGCAGTGGGTCAAGTATGGGCTGGACTTCGGCGAGTCGTATTTGACGTGCTGGCGTCGTGATGACGGTACGGCGACGATCACAGCTGACTCTCCTGAAACGATGGTTGTCAGCGTTGACCCGCTGCAGCCGTGGCGGATCAGGTCCGCTATGCGGTGGTGGCGGGACCTCGATGCCGAGTCGGATTTTGCGATTGTGTGGTCGGGTGACGGGTGGCAAAAGTTCGCCCGTCCGTGCTTTGTGCAGTCGTCGTCCCGGCGCAGGCTGGTGACGCGAATCTCAGACTCGTGGGTTCCGGTTGGTGATGCTGTAGTGACCGGTTCGCCGCCGCCGGTGGTGGTGTACCAGAACCCTGATGGCATGGGCGAGGTGGAGCCTCACATTGACATCATCAACCGGATCAACCGGGCTGAGCTTCAGTTGTTGTCCACGATGGCGATCCAGGCTTTCCGTCAGCGTGCGTTGAAGTCGACGGATAATGGGTTGCCGAAGGTCGATGAGAACGGCAACGCGATCGACTACGCCTCGATCTTTGAGGCCGCGCCGGGAGCGTTGTGGGAGTTGCCCCCTGGGGTTGATATCTGGGAATCGCAGACGAACGACTTCACTCCGATGTTGTCGGCGATAAAGGAGCATATTCGACAGCTGTCGTCGGCGACCAAGACTCCGTTGCCGATGTTGATGCCGGACAGCGCGAACCAGTCAGCTGAGGGTGCGCACAACATTGAGAAGGGCTTCTTGTTCAAGTGTCAGGATCGGCTTTCGATAGCGAAGATCGGCCTGGAGGCCATCTTGGTCAAGGCGATGCAGCTTGAGGGCGAGGCCGTTGAGGACACAGTGGATGTGTCGTTCGAATCTCCAGATCGTGTGACGCTGGGGGAGAAGTATGCTGCCGCCTCTCTGGCTAAGGCGGCCGGCGAGTCGTGGGCGTCTATCCGGCGGAACATCCTGAACTACAACGCCGATCAGATCAAGCAGGACGATCTCGATAGGGCGCGTGAGCAGATAACTTTGTTCGCCGGCAATCCGGTGCAGCGCCCCCAGGAAGATGGATCACGCTGAGTATGCGGCTGCGACCGCTGAACTGAGGCGCAGACTGCTCGAATATGTGTCCGCAGCGTGGACATCGGTAACGCTGTCTGACAGTGGACTGCAAGAGCTGACATCTTCGGTGGCACCGGTTGTCCAAGCGGCCCAAGAGTCGATGGCTGCCATGACTTCGGTATACATCGCAGAAGTCACCCAGCAGTCACCGGTGCAGGCCGTCGAGGTATCCAAGATTCGCGGTGTGCCGTCGGAGACGGTGTACGCGCGACCTGTGATCACAGCACGTACGGCACTGTCGGAAGGTAAGAGCGTCGCAGCGGCACTCCGGGCCGGTCAGCGCCGTATCGAGAACCTGGCGGGCACCGACCTGCAACTAGCGAAGACGCACCAAGCTAGGGCGTCGTTCGCCCGCAGCGGCGTCCAGTTCTACCGCCGCGTCTTGACCGGCAACGAGAACTGCGCGCTGTGTGTCATCGCATCAACCATGCGGTACCGCAAAAACTCGCTGATGCCCATTCACCCGGGCTGCGATTGCGATATCGACGTGATCCCGCCGGGGATGGACTTCGACACGATCAGCACGGAACTTCTCAACGAAACGCATGACCAGGTGAAGGCGTTCGCGGATATCGCAGACCGCGGCGGACGCGCCGTTGACTACCGAAAGTTGATCGTCACCCGGGAGCACGGCGAGGTTGGGCCCGTCCTCGCATGGCGTGACCAGAAGTTCTCAGGCCCCAGAAGCATCCAGCGCTGACCCCGGCGGTCTGGATAACGCACACATGGCCCGTAACGGGCATGTCACAAAGAAAACCCATCCGCAAAGGAAACAAACCCTCATGTCTGATGATGTGACAGCAGAAACGTCGGAACACAGCGCCGTAACGGAGCCAGTGGAACCGGCAGGCGACCAGGACGCAACCGCCACGGTTGAGGAGCCCACGCAAGCTCCGAAACCAACCGAGACGGTCGAGTTCTGGAAGAAAATGGCCCGCAAGAACGAGGCGCAAGCCAAGGAAAACTTCGCGGACGCCAAGAAATGGCGGGAGTCGCAGGAAAAGATCGGCGACGACCCCCTGGCCCGGATCGAAGAACTGGCACGAAAGTTCGAAACCGCTGAGCGTGAACGCATCCGCAGCAATGTGGCGCGCGAAACGAAAGTCGATCCGGAGTTCATTCATGGCGACACCGAAGAAGAGATGCGCGAATCCGCCGACCGGTGGAACGAGTTCGTCAACAAGCGGATCGAAGAAGCGCTGAAGGCAAAGTTGGCGTCGTCGGCCGTGCCGACGTCGGAAGTCACATCAGACAAGAAGGTTGAAGGCCCGAAGCCTCTCACCCCCGCCGAGTACGCGGCGCTGCCGCCTGCCGAGCGAAAGAAGGCGCGCGAAGAGGGCCGCCTCGACAGCTATCTACGTGGAGAACTCCACTAACACAGAAGGGAGCCAAAAATGGCTTTCAACAACTTCATTCCTGAACTCTGGTCGGACATGCTCCTGGAGGAGTGGACCGCCCAGACCGTTTTCGCCAACCTCGTCAACCGCGAGTACGAAGGCACCGCAAGCAAGGGCAACGTGGTCCACATCGCGGGCGTGGTGGCACCTACCGTCAAGGACTACAAGGCCGCTGGCCGGCAGACCTCGGCGGACGCCATTTCCGACACCGGCGTCGATCTGCTCATCGATCAGGAAAAGTCGATCGACTTCCTCGTCGATGACATCGACCGGGTTCAGGTCGCCGGGTCGCTGGAGGCCTACACCCGTGCTGGTGCCACGGCCCTGGCCACCGACACCGACAAGTTCATCGCCGATCTGCTGGTGGACAACGGGACCGCGCTGAGCGGTTCGGCACCTACGGACGCCGATGATGCGTTCGACCTGATCGCCACGGCGCTCAAGGAGCTGACGAAGGCGAACGTCCCGAACGTGGGGCGTGTCGTTGTCGTGAACGCGGAGATGGCGTTCTGGCTGCGTTCATCCGGGTCGAAGCTGACCAGCGCGGACACCTCCGGCGACGCTGCTGGTCTGCGCGCGGGCACCATCGGGAACCTGCTGGGTGCTCGGATCGTGGAGTCGAACAACCTGCGGGACACTGACGATGAGCAGTTCGTCGCGTTCCATCCGTCGGCTGCTGCGTATGTGTCGCAGATCGACACCGTTGAAGCGCTGCGCGACCAGGACAGCTTCTCCGACCGTATCCGCGCTCTGCACGTGTACGGCGGCAAGGTTGTTCGCCCGACTGGTGTGGTCGTCTTCAATAAGACGGGCAGCTAGCCACAGCGATGTTGCTTGCTACCGCCGATGACGTTGCTGCGGCGCTCGGATTGCCGAGCGCCGCAGCGCTCACACCGGAGCAGTCTTCCCGTGTGGATGGCGTGCTGGGCCGTGTCAGTGACACCTTCCAGCGCGTCACCGGGCGGGTGTTCACCACCGGGGCCACTCAGGTGCGGGCGCAGGTCGTCAATGGGCGCGTGTGGCTGCCTGGCGTGGTGGATGAAGTCGAAGCAGTCACGCTTACCGGTGGAGAAGAAGTCGACTTCAACCAAGACGGTAACTATGTGGATGTCACCCGAAATGGGTGTTCGCTCGTTACCGGCACAGTGGTGATCGTCGAATATGTTGGCGGAGGTGTGCCCGACTCTGTAACAGAGTTTGTGGCTGCGGTCGCTGCACGTCACCTTACGGTGACGCCGGGTTCGGTTTCATCGCAGGCGGTATCGCTGACGGCAGGGCCGTTCACCCAGCGGAACGCAGAGTGGGTGTCCGGGACGGCAGTGTTCACCCGGGACGAGTTGGAAGATGCGAAACGGTTCGCCAACCCTGCACCTACGATCACGATTCACCGGCTATGACGTTTCCAACCGCGTACACGGTGACGCACTATCCGCACGTCGGTGACTCGTCGGATGGTTTGGGTAACACGGTTCCCCAGTTCGGTTCTGGGGTGTCTGTTCCAGTGATCCAACTTGCCCCGCATGTGCAGGTGGTGGGGACGTATTCGATTGTGGAAACCGAAACGATCGATGTTGACCTGTACTTGCCGCCCGGTTCACCGGTGAAGGTGAAAGACCGTGTGGGGTATGGGTCAGATGTGTTCGATGTGGTTGCGGTTCGTGACTGGAACATGGGTTTTCACGGTTGGGCGCCGGGTTTGGTGGCAGAACTTCGGAAGGTGTGATGAATCGTGGCTAACGGTCCAACGAGGAAGAACCCTTTAGCGAAGTTCGGTGTGCGGCTGGACGATTTCGACAAACTTCCTGAGGTGAATCAGGGCGTCAACGAGTTCATGGACGAGTTTGCTGCCGCGTGGAAGAACAATTCTCCCGTGGGCACCGGCGCTTACCGTGATTCTGTTCAGGTGACGGAACGGTCCACGAACAAGGGTCGCGGGAAGGTCGGCGCGACTGATCCGCAAGCGCATCTCGTGGAGTTCGGGTCGGCGCACAACGACGAGTACGCGCCTGCCCAGAAGACAGCTAAACAGTTCGGCGGCACCGCGTATGGCGACTGATTCAGCGCCGAGTATCCACCGTGTGATGGTGGCGTGGCTGTCCCCTTTGGGGAAGGTTTCTACTCGCCGTTTGTCGGGTGATCCGTTGCCGCACCGTGTGGTGCGTCGTGTCGATGGGCGTGACGTTCCCGAGGAAGGCAGCGATGTGGCTGTCGTGTCGGTGCATACGTTCGCCGCGTCTGATGAGGCCGCTGAGAATGAGGCCGAGTTGACGCACCAACGAATGTTGGAGCTCGTCGTTAACCCGCTGACGGAGATACCGGTCGGCGGTGGTGTTGTTGCGCGTATCGACTATGCGCGTGTGCTGATGAAACCGGTCCTTGTCGAGTATGACGATGACGGTCACTTGGTGCGGCATGTGGGCCGCTACGAGATCGGTGTTCAGTACATCTAGTTGAAGTTTCAGCCCTGACAAGGGGCCTGGCGGATAGTGCCGGGTCTCTTTTTGTTCGCCGGAAATTTTCGCAATCCGGTCCCTTATCCAAATGAGAGGAGCGTCCCTATGACGCAGCCATTGACCGGCACCGACTGGAGCGCCGGCGGATTCACTGACATTCACAAGCCGTTCATCGAGCGTGGCGGCCTGCAGGCGGTGTTCATCCGCGACAATCGCGGTGCCGCGACGGACATGTCGCCGTTCGAGGATGATTGCGTGACGGTGAAGTGGTCGCCGTTCGCGCAGGACGGAAAGCTTCGCGATGACCTGTTCATTCGCCGGAAGGTGAACGGCAAGTACGAGTACAACACTGACCCGAATGAGGGTTGGTGGCACATCGGCTGCAACCCCGAAGATGGTGGCGCGGAGCGTGAACCGGATGTCACCTCTGACGATCTGATGGTGTTGCAGTCGAAGTTCCCGGTCGATTCTGAGGTGACGGAAAAGTCGTACTCGGTGCGGTTCGTGGCGCTCGGTACGGCTGATCCTCTGATTCACCGGCTGGAGTCGGAACTTCCGTTGTGCGACAACGCCGGTAATCCGCTGGTGGCTCTTCCGGGTACCCCTGACTATGGTGAGGGTCCGCTGCTGGACGCCGATTCGGCGGAGTACCAGCTGCTGCTGCTGTACGCGCGCCGCACTTCCGGCGGGTTCATTTACCGCGCTGAGGGTTACCCGGCGGTGAAGCTGGACGACCAGGCGTCGAAGCAGCGGTCGAAGACCGACCCTGACACGGCGGACCTGACGTACAAGGTGCTGCCGAATGAGTACTTCATGCGGCCCGACCCGGCGGGAACGATCGCTCTGGTTCCCGGCTACTTCTATGTGTGGATGGGCGGCCCGGGCTGGGCTGAGCAGTACTCGGACGGCAGCTAGCCGGTGAATCGTCCTGCCGGGTGGGTTGGTTTGGGGCTGGCACCCACCCGGCAGGCAACCACACAAAGCCAGCCCACCACCCAACCTCAAAGCCCCTGTATCAACCCCTTTTTGAAGGAAGCCCCTGATGTCTGTGAAGAAACCCGAGAACAATGGTGCCGCCGCGCGTGAACAGGCCACCGAGTTCGATTCGCCGTTCGCTGATCGTGTTCTGCGCTTCGACGACGGCACCACCATGACGATCCCCCCGCACCCGAACCTTCGGATGCTCGACGATGATGCGCTGGAAGCGTACGAGGCGTACCTCGAAGAGATCGAAACCTATGACCGGGAACCTGACCTGTACATCCCGGAGCAGACAGTTAAGGACCGAGACGGCAACGAGATGGTCCTGCCGGCGGAGACCCGCCCCGGCGCGGTCAAGGGGCCCCCGTACTACAAGGACGGTAAGCGTGTGTCGCCGCCGCGTGAAGTGCGGATCGTTCAGGTCGTGCTGGGCATGGACAACTACGAGGTGTTGCGGTCGAAGCAGATCAACGGACGTCCTGCCGGTGCCCGGGATGTGTGGCGGGCGTGGACCGAGCAAGGTTTCACGATCGCGGAACGAGCTGAGTCCGACTCGAAAAGTGATGGAAGCTCAGTGGTTCTGGAGACTGTACCCGAGGCAGATAGCGAGTGATCTGCGGCGGTTTTTCGGGCTGAGTGTTGCGGATTGGCATCAGGGCAGGTTGTCCAGTTTGGAGTTGCTGGACCTGTTCGGGGTTCGGTTCGTGGACAATCCTGAGGATCATGTTCGCGAGTTGTATGTGGATTTCGCGCCGGTCAATGGCGCGGTGGCGCGGGCTGTTCGCGGGGGCCGCTGGTCTGAGTCGGAGTTGATCGCGGCGGAAACATACAACGAGATCGCCCGGTTCAGGGCGTCATTCCATGCATCGAGAAGCCGTAAAGCGGCGTATGAGCCGTTCGCTTTTGAGGATCCGGTTGATCGGTTGGAGAAAGCGAGAGCGTCGGTTGAGGCGCACGAGTTGCAGCGTGAGGTTGAGGCCGATCTGTTCGGCTGGTGACGGGAGGTGAGTGTCTGATGCCGATCTATGTGGACATTATTTCTCGTCTTGATGAGCGTGCTGCTGCGGTGGCGGCGAAGAACATTGAGCGTGAGATGGAGGCGGCTGGGGCGCGTGGCGGTTCGGCTGCTGGCCGCGCGATCGGCGAGAACGTCACCAAGGAAGCTGCTGCTGCGGGCCGTAACGCTGGTGAGCAGTTGTCGCGTGAGGTTGATCGTGCGACGAAGGCTGCAGGTTCTCGCATTGTTGACGGTTTTTCGTCGCATGGTGTGTCGGCGGGTCGGGGGTTTGGTTCGTCGTTTGGTTCGTCTTTGGTGTCGTCGTTGCCTGTGGCGGGCCGGTTTTCGTCTGCCCTGTCGGGGTATGAGGGTGCTGCGTCGAAGGCTGGCGCGTTGGCTGGCCGCGCGTTGGGTACCGCGTTCACGGCCGCCGCGACAGGCATCATCGGAGCAGCCAGTGTTGCCCTGTTCAAGGGTTTCGACAGGTACAAGTCTCTTGATGCGACGTCGCATCGTCTTGCCGCGATGGGGAACAGCGCTGAGCAGGTTAAGACGATCATGTCGGATATCAACGAGGTGGTTGTTGGTACTCCGATCGCGTTGGATGAGGCGGCGAAGGCGGCTACTCAGTTCCTTGCTGGTGGGGTGAAGCAGGGCCGCCCGTTGCAGGCGGCGTTGACGGCGATCGCGGACGCTGCGGGTGCGTCGGGGCAGAAGTTCGGCGACCTGGCCGTGATTTTCAACCAGGTGTTCAACAAGGGCAAGTTGCAGTCCGAGGAGATGTTGCAGCTCAATGAGCGTGGCATCAATGTTCAGGCGGCGTTGCAGAAAGAGTTCGGCCTGACGAGCGCTGAGATTCAGAAGATGTCGCAGGACGGCACGATTTCGTTCGGCATGCTTGTGCAGGCGATTGAGGGCCAGTTCGGTGGCATGTCGAAGAAGCTGGCCGACACTGTTGACGGTGCCTTGTCGAACATGAACGCCGCTGTGGGTCGTGTTGGGGCGAACTTCATTTCGGCTTTGTTTGGTGACCCGTTGGACACTACTGAGGGTCCTGGGGCGTTGGCGAAGTCGATCAACAATGTGACCGACAAGTTGAATGACTTGAACGCGTGGATCGTTGCCCACAAGGACGACATCAAGGATGCGTTCGAGGGTGCGGTTGAGACTGCGCAGGATCTGTGGGATGCGCTGTCGAGTGTGGTCGAAATGCTGGACCGGATAGGGATCAGCGTTGGTGATGTGGTGACCGCGTTTATGGCGTGGAAGGCGATCGCTGGTGTTACCGCGTTGACGCAATCTCTTTCAACGGTGAGCACTACCTTGGCGGGGCTGCCTGCGACTGCCGATAAGTCGGCTAAGGGGATTTCTGCTGCGCTGTCGCGGGTGGCGGTGCCGGCGTGGTTGGCGTTCCTGGTCGCGCAGAACGGCCCGGAGATTGAGCAGGCCATTCAGGACGCGATTCCTGGCGCGGATAGCTGGAATCATTCGAACACGCCGGACCAGTTGGGGCGCAGAGCCCGTGAGTGGTGGGACCGGAACATTCAGGGCGGTACGGGGGTTGATCCGCAGCCGTCTCCGCTTCCTCAGCTCGGCGGCGGGTCTGGGCCTGGTACGCCTACGGTTGGTGGTATCCCGATACCGGGGCTTGTTGGTCCGAACTCGAATGGTCCGTCTTCTCCGTTCGGTAACCTTCCCGGTCAGGTTCCATTGGATGTTTCCGTGGAGGACCGACGCGGGCGCCGTGGCGGTGGTGGTGCTGCCGCTGCTGATGCGGGTCCTGATGGTCCGTTGGCTGATTTGTTTCCGGGCGCTGCGGGTAGTGCCGGCGGGTCGTCGTCGTCTGGCCCGAAGTTGCCGGATGCACCGGTGTTGCCGTATGACACGACGTTGCCGCCGGGGATTCCTGGCATGCCGCAGGACGCTGCCGTGTTCTCCGCTGAATCGTCGTATCTGGATGCCCGCCACAAACTGGCGGAGAAGCGTGCCCGCGCAGCCCAGTTGGAGCAGTCCACCGAGGCGACCGAAGAGGACCGGCTCAAGGCCCGTAACGATGTGATCGAAGCGGAACGTGACCTTCAGGCCGCCGAGATGCGCATGTCGGATGCGCGGGCGAATCAGTACGAGAAGCTGACGAAGCAAACCGATCAGCATGCCAAGGATTTGGGGCAGATCGGCGCCAAGCTTGATCAGGATTTCGGTATCTCAAAGGGTTTGGCGGGGATCGCGGAGAACATCACGAAGTTCGTGGCGAACCTCGCTGCGGCACCGTTGTTGGGGCAGTTGCAGGCCATTTCGGCCTATAACCCGACCCAGGGCGGGCACGGGTTGATGGGTGTGCTCGGCGCGCAGGGTGTGTTCGGGCCGCAGTACCAGAACAACCAGTACGACCGGGGCTCCTACCCGTCCGCCGGTACGACCGGTGTGTCCATGACGCCGATCGGTGCCTATCCCGGCGACGCGGCGCTTCTGGCGAACGTTCCCGCCGGACGATACACACAAGAACAACGCGGCGACCTGACGCAGGGTTTGGCTGATTGTTCTAGCGCTGTTGAGGATCTGGTCAACTTGATGGATGGCCGCCCGACGACCGGCGCCAGCATGTCGACCCACAATGCGGACGAGTGGCTGACTGCGCGTGGATTCGTCAAGGGCATGGGCGGCCCGGGTGATTTCCGGGTCGGATTCAACGCCAGCCACATGCAAGCGACGCTGCCTGGCGGCACCCCGTTCAACTGGGGCAGTGACGCGGCAGCGGCGCGGCGCGGTATTGGCGGCACGGGCGCCGACGATCCGGCGTTCACGTCGCATTACTACCGGCCGGTGACGTCGGTCCCTGGCGGGTCGGCGGCGGCGGCGGGTGCTCCGGGGTTGTACAGCCCGCAGAACACCAACCCTGCGTTGAATAACCCGCCGGCTCCGGTGTCGTCGGGTGCGTGGGCGACGAATCCTGCCCCGCTGCCCACCACGGGCGGCGGTGGCGGCCCGATGGCCGCTGGCGCACCGCAAGGCATGTTCACCGGTGGGCCGACGAACACCACCAACATCGGGGCGAACGTCGCACCGTATGCCGGGTCCGGCTCCGGCGGGATCGGCATGGACGGTGGTGGTGCGCTTGGCATGGCGGTGCAGGCCGGTGGTATGGCGCTGGACGCGATGGCCCCGGGTGCGGGTCAGGCCGCGCAGACTGGGGTGAAGCTGATCAACCGTGCCATCGAGTACGGCGGTCAAGTCGCCGCGATCGGCGCCCAAGGGTTGATGGAAACGTTCTTGCCTACGGGTGGTTCGGATTTGGCGAACAACAACTGGATCACCCGCATTGCCGGGGGGATTGCTGGTGCGGCCCCGGCGTTGCCGAACCTGGCCGGCCAAGCATCCCAGCAGCGCAAGGACATCGACCCGCAAGCCGCTGCGCAAGGACAAGTCCAACCCAAGCAGGGCGGCGACACGAACATCACGGTCAACAATCAGCGTGCCACCGAAGACGGCACTGGCCGCGACATCGCGTATCACCTGCAAAACCAGTACGTCATGCCGGGAGGGTAAATGGCTAAGAAGCATTACCCCGCAACGGATGTAACCCCGCACGGCTGGTACGACCTTGCCAAGGGTGAAAAGCCGATGATGTGGCTCGACGCCTACGACAAGTCGATCACTTTCCACATGATGGGCGGGATGGCGGTCCCCGACCGGGTTACAGCCCCGGAGATGGTGCACCTCACATCACTCAAGGGGTTGATCCCGCCGTGGAAACACATCGACCAGAAGGGCGCCACCGAGGACGGAATCACCAATATTGATGCGCTCTACGACCCGATTGAGGTTGAGGTGGGGGTGGAATGCCGTGGCCGGTCGCCGAAGTGGACGCGCAGGGTCTACCGCGATCTGGTCGCGTCGATCGACGCGAAGCAGGAATCGACGTTGAACTTCCTCACCCACGACATGGGGCACTGGTGGGCGCCGGTCAGGTGGTTCCAAGGCGCGCCGCAAGCACCGCTGGAGATCGGGAAGCGGCAGCGTGAAAGTTTGCGCCTGCGGGCCGATTCGGGGTTCTGGCGTACCTACGACTACACGGCGAGTTTCCAGTTCGACTACGAGTCGATGACCGACACGTTCAACTACGACACCACGAGCAGTCAGGACCTCGGCGCGGATTGGCCGCTGTACTACGAGGGTGACGGCGGCGGATACATCTACGCCAATGGTGACCAGGCGAGGTGGCGGGACGATCCGGATGATCCTCTGACCACCGAAACCCGAGAAGTGGTGTGCGGCCCGTACAAAGACTTCGACACAGACACCGACAACCAGGTTGTGTCGATGGTGCTCGGAGGGTTCCAAGAGTGGAGCCTGCCTGATAGTGGGGCGAACGACCTGTGGGCTCGCATGGGCCGCGACAGCAACGGAGACTGGGACGGTAACGGCATCCGCATGCGGGTGCAGGGCAACTGGATCAAACTGTCGAGGTTCAACAACTTCTCGCAGACAGTGATGTTCCAACGGCCGCTGCTGGTGGCCCCGCTGATCGGGGAAAAGTTCACCCTGGTTGCCGGGTATGAGGGTAATCCCCGCACGTTCAAGGTGCTGCGCAATGGGTTGCCGATCCTGTCGCACAAGGAAACCGGCACCGGTAGTGAACTCGGGCCGGACTATCGGGGAATCGGGTTCGGTATGCAGGCCGGTGGCGCGTTGATCACCCAGGCAACACCAGCCCCGGTGCGGAAGATATCCGCCGGCGACAACGCGAACGTCACCCAATCAGGTTTTGTGCCGATGGTCAATGTTGGTGACCAGCCGATGTATTGGGATGCCACTCTGTTCGGTCCGGGCACGTTCCGGTTGTACGACGGCCCGGGTGCGGATGAGTATGTGGAGTTCGGTCCGCTGCTGCCGAATCAGATTGTGTTCCTACGTACCGACCCGCGCTCACAGACGACTCTTGTGCAGGATTTGACGTCTGTGCCGCCGTCGCCGCAGGAGCTGAACATCTTCCAACAGGCCGTGAAGTCGTTGTTGTCGTTCTTCTCTGAGCAGAACGCGTTCACCGATCAGATCGGTTCAATGTTCGGGATTGTTCCGCCGCAGGGCAACTTCTACAAGTACCTGTCGGGGCGGTTCAGTGAGAACGCGGCGATCCCCGCGAAGTCACCTGGCGAACCGGCGCAGCAGTTCTTTGTGAAGACAGAAATTGTTGGTGGCAACGCTGACTCGAAGGTGATTCTTTCGGGGACTCCGTTGCGCCGCTACCCAATGTAGTTCACCGACTGCTGTTTGACAGCCCCGTGGTTTTTCTGGCTCGTGGGGTGAATTGGTGATGCCCGGAAAGGAGGGGATGACGGTTGTCGAAGTTTGAACGCGAAACCGCCGCATGGCAATCCGCCCTCCAGTCCGGCGACCCCAACAGGATCGCACGAACCGCGCGGGCGTTGGCGGAACGCAAATCGAAGGTAGACACGTCGTTCCGGTTCACGGTGTGCGACAAATTCTGGCAGCCGATGGGCTCGGTTGGTGGCGACCTGATCGAGGCGTCGGGTGCTGACCCGCGCAACGATGTGGAAACCGGCCGGATCGTACTCAAAGGGAACAGTCCCCTCATCCCTTTGTTCATGGACTGCAAAAAGACGATGGTAGGTGTCATCGTCGAGACAGCGGGTTTGCGGTATGCGTTCTACACGAAGAACCACACCTACGAGTACCGTGACAGCGCATGGACCGGCACCGCTGAACTGCGCGGTATCCGCGACATCCTCAACTACTACGTGATTTGGCCGTCGTGGTGGCTGCCGATTCAGGCGCAGCCGTTCTCACACGCGGTGTTCGTGTGGGCGTTGCAAACCGTCGTTGAGAACATGGTCGCAGAATGCGCTCTGCGGTTGCAGTCCGGGTGGCTGGAGTTCATCAACAACGGCTTGTCGTTGAACCCGGATATCCGGGCATGGTTCGGCACTGTGTTGCAGGCGTTGTCGCGTGATGGGTTGTCGGTGCAGGCGTTTACCCGCATGCTGCGAACCCCGGTGTATGTGTCACGCACCAATCCGTTGTTGGACACGTCGCCGATGGTCGCGCGGACAGTGCGGATGGAAACCGTTCAGGCCGTCATCAAGGACGTTACCCAGTCGTACGGTGTGGATACTCGCATGGATTTGTGGCTGCCGGGTGATCCGCAGCCTGACCGGTGGGCGAACCTGGACCAGCCTACCTACGTGTTTTCCACAGTGGACCGGTCGCAGATCACTGGCCCGACGAAAACCGTGCTGGATTCGGTGCTGCGCACCACGATTGACCTTGGCGGGTCGCTGGGGGACATCTTCAAACCTGTCATCAAGCAGGTTCCCGGCATGGATGGCGTGTTTTATGCGCCCGCGTTGGGTGTGGATTTTGAGCAGCCGTACGCGTATTTCGTGGCGCCTGAGCCGGGTGAGGACACCGGCATCGATGCATGCACGATCACTGACCACACCCCCGAGGGTTGGCAGCACATCATTGGTGGGCGTTCCCCAAAGTGGTTGAACGACCTGATGAATGCCACCTTCGCATGGCTTATCGACTCGCTGATGATCGTCGTCGGATTCACCGGCATACCGTCCGATCTGCTGTCGGGGTTCCTGAACAACAGCTTCCTGGCGTTCCAGTTGATTCAACACTACGACCGCCGTGACGAAGTTGGCCCGTACCATCCGGCGATCGAGCGGTTCTATCCGACAGCCTCAGCGCCGTACAACATCGAGACAGTCTTTGCATTCATCAACGCTTTGTTTGATTCGCAGGGTAAGACGACGGCGACGGTGCAGTTCCGCAACGGTGCCCAGTATGCGTTGGGGCGTGACGTGTTTCGTGGCGGCCTGATGTCGTTGGTGTTCATGTCTCGTACCCGCATGGTGACTGACTACATCGAGAATGTGATGTGGCGGGTTACCCAGGATGAGCGGAAGGTTCTTCTGCAAATGGGGGATGGCCGTAAGTCGGAGGCCCCGTTGGCGAAGCATCAGCGGTTCATCACGGGGATTTTTGAAACGTTGTCGGTGCTCACACTGTCACCGCAGGGATAGCGTCCCCAATCCTATTTCTTCTGCAACTCGCCCAACATTGAATGGAGCGTGCCCTAATGTCGTGGCCTTTGAACCCCGCTGGGACTCATTACTTGTTTGAGGGAATCGTGGAGATTCCTGTCGATCCGACTGCTGGCGCGGCGATCCTCCAGTTGCGGCCGCAGGGCGGTATCGGTGTTGGCGTGCCCGCGATCGAGAAGGGCGAACCGGGTGTTCCCGCCACGTTCGATACGACAGTGAACCTGACGGAGCTGGACCCGGACGACCCAACCCCGGCGGAAGCGTCGTTCACCGAGATCACACCGCCGTCCACTTCCACGCCTGGCGTGTACCGGTTGAACCTCGCCCTGCACGCGGGTGCGAAGGGCGCGGATGGTGAGGCGGTGTGGGACCCAACGGATGTGGACCCGTCCCCAGTCGCGGGGCAGGTGCCGGTGGTGAACTCGACCGCTGACGGGTTCGTGTTGGCGGCGCAACGTGTGGGGGATCGGTATGTTCCGGCGTCGATCAGCAACACCGCCTCGGGCAATGCGAACTCGACTCTGGCCCAGGTGTCGATCCCGGCGCAGCCGTTCGATTGGCGGCCGCGCGTGCAGGGCTACACGGTCGTCACCGGTGAGGGAGCCGATGTTCGGGTTGATCTTGTGGCCCGTTTGAACGGTGAGACTGGCGGCAACGTGATCGGACGGTGCCCCGGTGTGGCGCAATCGGAGCGGCTGATCCTGGTGGCGGGACCTGCGGCGGGTTCATCGGATGGGTTTGATCGTGTGACGGCCGGTACACCGGCGACGATCTATTTCCGGTGTGAACGGCAAGCAGGTTCGGTGACGTACACGACTTCCGCTTCCACGTCGATGTTTTCGGTTGAGGTTCTTCCGCTGTCATGACGTCATCGTTTGATCCGTTGCCGGAGTGGGCGCATGCGGTGCCGTCTGAGCCGGGTATTCACCCGGAGCAGTCGGCGTTGCAGTGGCAGCGTCCGTTCACTGTTCAGCAGCTGCTTGAGATTGGTGAGCAGTTCATTGAACAGTTTTTGGCGTGGGTGGTGCGCGCTGTTGCTGGGGTGTTCATCCCTGGTGAGGCGTCGTTCGACCAGCTGCGTGATTGGGCATTGAACATCCCCATCCTCGGGGACATCATCGAGGCGATCACGGGTCTTGTTGGTGGCGGGATTGAGGAACTGACCCAGTTCTTCACGAACATCCGGAATTTCTTCCAGTCGATCAACTTCAACGATCCGAGCTTTAACCCCATCCAGGCTGCGGTGCAGCTGGTGAACATCATCATTGCGCCGCTGCGGAATCTGCTGCCCAGTCTGTTGACGATCCTGCCTATCGGTGGCATCTCGAATCAGACGCCGAACATTCTTCCTGCCCCGAAGTTTCCTGAGGGGTCGGTGGGGGATAACGCGGATTGGGTTGTGGACCCGTCGAATTCGCGCAGCGGTGACGGTTCGGGTGCGGCGAAGGTCATTGCCGATGGCACGTTGAAGGCGCTGCGGTCGGGGCAGAATGTTGGCGATTTCTTCGCGGTGGGCGAAGGCCAGACGGTCACTGCCCGGGTGTTTGTGTCGCATGAGGGGTATGTGGGCACGGGCGCGCCGATTCGGTTGCAGCTGGTGCCGTACATCGACGGTGTTGCACAGGCCCCTGTGGATTTGAACGCGTACGCCCCCCAGGACGCGAACTTGGCGTGGCCCGGTAAGGAGCTGTCTGGAGAGTATCGGGTGCCCGCCGGGGTTACCGGTGTGCAGACCCGGTTCGTGGTGACCGAAGACGCCACTGCGGGCACGTTCTGGTGGGATGACGCCGAGGTCAAGCAGACCGGCGTTATTCAGCAGTCGTGGGTCGAGGGCCTGCCCGAAATTCTGCAAACCCTTTTGGCGCGTGTGCAGTTGACCATTGACACGGTCGTGTCAGCGATCCGCGGCGGCGTGCAGACCGTTGAGAACACGCTGGAGGATTTGTTCGACGCTTTGCGCAACATCTCCCCCGAGTCAATCGCCGGCATGCTCGGCCCGGAGAATCTGCGGGAAACCATCGAGAACATCGTCAACAGCATTGTCGGCGGCCTGGTAGGCCTTCCGGGTATTGGTGCTGGTATCGCCGACCTGTTCAACGTGTTGCAGGAGATCGCTTCGCGCGCCAGCTTGGGGTTGTTCTCGTGGGACATCCTTGGCATCAGGACCAACAAGCCCGTCGATAGTGGTTTGTTGCCGTCGGAGCGGTCCAACTTCCCGCTGTCGAATGTCACGACGTGGCTGGAGGCTACGCAGAGCAATTCGCTCATCGGTGTTGACTTGATTGAAGAGTCGATGCCGCTGGGCGTCGTGTCGTGGATCGGCTACGGCCTTTCAGGGATCACCGAGTTCTACGTCAACATCTGGAAGGTCGACCTGACGTCGGGCGACTGGACGCTGGTGCACCATTCCCCGAACATCGTGGGGCTTTTGGGCGGCACGGCCGCCCCCGGGGAGTTCATCTCCTACGAGCTGGATGACCCGGTTCCCGTGGTGGCGTCTGAGGCGTACGCCTATGAGCTTGTCCCGGTGGGCGGTACGCATTATGTGCGTGGCCGTGTGGCGGACTTGCCGAATCATCCGACGTCGCAGATTGTGTCTCTGGCGGCCACCCGAAACAACACGTCGCCGGATAGCCCGCCGTCGTCGATTGCGAAGGCGTCGGTGACCCGCTCGGGCGATGTGCCGTGGGTGAGCATCGCCGTGGATACAGGTTCCGGTGGGGACCATCACGATCCGTTGAAGGTCTACCTTGGCACCGCGGCCACGGTGTTCCCGGTTCCGAACTGGGTGAACTACATCGACCCGGTAGCGGTGGGCGCTGGCGGTGGCGGTGCACAAGGCTGGGCATTGGGCATCAACGGGCAGGCCGGCCAGCCCGGGAAGTTCAACGCCACCACATGGGTGCGGGGTGAGCATTTCGGCGATAACGCCATCATCACTCTCGACCCGGGCGCTGGCGGTATTGGTGGTCCTGGTGACGGCGCGGCCGGTGGGAACACCACGTTGTCTATCTCCACCCCCGGTGGCGACACGTATTCCGTTGTCGCCGAAGGTGGAGCGGCGGGCACTGCCGAAGGGTTTTTGTCGAAACCTGTTGGCCGAGGCCCGGGTACGTTCACATTCAACGAGCAGGACTATGTGGGCGGTGGCGACCAGAAGGTCATGGGCGGCCACGGTGCGCCCGCTGGTGGCGCCGGTAACGGCGGTAAGGGCTCATTGGCGGCCTTCCAGTCCGGCGGAAATGGAGCGCCGGGTGGTGGATGGGTGTTCTTCCGGCCCGACCCGCTGCCTGACCCTGACCCGGATTTGACGCCCCCGACCGCTCCGACGCTGGTCGAGTTGGTGGATTCAACATTCAGCTCACTCACAATCACATGGTCTGGAGCGACGGACGAATGACAATTCAAGGCTATTTCGTGTACGCCCGAGAGAAGGATGCGGGTGGGGATTTCGTTCAGTTGAACTCCGAGCCGGTTCTTCCTCCGTTCGCGCACAACGGGCTTCAGTCCGACACGGCGTACGAGTTCTACGTGCAGACGATCGACAATGCGGGTTGGGTGTCTGATCCGTCTGATGTGTTCGAGTTCACCACTCCCGCACATGAAGAGGGTGACCTGTTGTCGCCGGCGGATCAGGCGGCGGTGGACGCGATCGTTGAGGAGTCGCGCGCGGAGTCCGGCCAGCCGGGGGTCATCGTGCAGATCACCGGCCCGCGCGGCAGCTACGCAAAGGCGTATGGAATGTCGGTGGGCGGCACCTCTCGCCCGTTGACGCTGGATGACCATTTCCGCATGGGCAGTTCGACGAAGATGTTCACGGTCGTGGCGTTCTTCCAAGCGGTCGACAAGGGTCTAATCACCCTGGAGGACACACTCGAGCAGTATGTTCCGGGTATCCCAAACGGCACGGTGATCACGATGGCGAACATGCTATCGATGCGGTCGGGGATCGCCGAGTACACGGCTGGTACGAACGTCATCTTCTACGCCCTGTTCCCAACGTGGCCGTGGAAGGGTGCAGAAGATTTTTTGTCGACCATGAAGGGCAAGCCGAAATTCTATCCCGGCACCGACTACGCGTATACCAACTCCAACTTCTCGTTGATCGGCATGGTGCTGGAGAAGGTCGACCCCGAGCACCGCACGATCAAACAGATTATCACTGAAGACATCATCGAGCCCTTAGGATTGACCGAAACGCAGTGGCCGCCGACCGGTCCATGTCCGCCGCCCACAACGCGATCCGACAACATCAACCCCAACTTCCTGAACAGTGCCGGGGCGCTGTCCACGAACATCAACGACTACACAAAGTTCATTCAGGCCATCCGCGATGGCGAGTTGATAAGTGAAGAGTCGCACGATGTTTGGATGCGCACCTATTGGAGGTACCCGAGCGGGTGGGACAAGTTCGCGAAGGGCTTCTACATTCCGACCGATTACTACTACGGGTATGGGATGGAGAATTTCGGGACGTGGTACGGGCATCCAGGGGCATTCTCGGGTGGCTGGGAGTCGTCAATGTTCTTCGAGCGCGACTCCGGGGCAACGATCGCGGTTCACGAGAACATCAACACCACCGACCCGATCTTGGCGGCGCAGACCCGAATCTGGGTTCGGCTGGCTGAGACGCTGTATCCGGGGACGATCACGAATGACCAGAACTGGCCGGTTCCTCCGCCCCCGGTGGATTTGGGTTATGACGCGGTGTCGGACCCGTTGTCCGGGTTTGGCAGTGCAAGCAAGTCGTTCACGGCGTCTGCCGGGTCGACAGTGTTTGTGGTGATGTCGTGGGACCGTTCGGGTTCTGCTCCGTCGGTCACGTATGGCGGCGCCGGCGGTGTACTTCTCGGGTCCGTTTCGCACAATGGCGATCCGGCAAATGGGGGCCTGGCTATTTTCCGCATGGACAACCCCGGAACTGGTGCGGCACGCACGTTGAAGGTGACCGGTCCGGGTTGGGTTAGCGCCTATGGCATCTCATTTAAGAATGTGGCGTCGGTGGGTGAACCGAGTTACGCGTATGGCAGTGGCACTGCGCATTCGCAAGCAGTGACGGTGGATAGCGGAAGTGTGGTACTGCAGGCGTTCGGCGCGGGCGCGGGTGGCGGCCCGTCGTACGACCTGGAGTCAGTTGTGGGTGCACGGCTGAGAGCTAAGCAGAAAGGCACAAATCCGTTGTTGTGCGTGAACACCACAACCAAGACGGGGACGGTCAACGCTACTTCAACCAAGGCCAATAAGTGGTCCGGCATGGCGGTGAACTTGCAGATTGGGGGATGAGCGTGGCTGTTGGCTGGTGGGCTGAGTCCCACGTCTCGTTCGGCGTCACCATCACCCCCGAGGTGGGATTCCACTACGGCGGGCCGAAACAAGAGTTCGGCGTCACCATCACCCCCGAGGTGGGCATGGCCGCCGTAGCCCACAATCGCGTGGGCTTCGGGCTGTCGGTGCCGATTTCTCTGGGCATGAAGGCAGCCAGCCACAGCAAGGCTTCGTTTGGGCTGGTGTTTTCGCCGTATATTGCGATGCGTGGTCCTGCGGCGTTCGAGCCGGTGTTTCCGTCCGAGGATTTGTATCCGTCGAACTCGTTGTTCCCGACTCCGCGCGCGCAGTCTCCCGGTTTCGGGTTGTCGTTCGCGCCGAGCCTGGGGTTTGAGGCCGCGCCGAAGTTTGCGCGGTCGTTCGGTATCGAACTGGACCCGCAGGTCGGCATGGGTGCCGCACTCAGGTTCACGAAGGGCTTTGGGCTCGAACTGTCCCCGCAGGTTGGAATGTCCGGCGCGGAGCGGTATTACCGCGAGTTCGGCATTGAACTCATACCCGCCATCGGCATGGGCGGCGAGGGCAACAACGGCGTGATGGCCCAATACGACGCCATCGGCACAGGGGTCGGCGGGTTCGGTAGCGTCTCCACCTTTTCCTTCACGGCAGCAGCGGGTGCGGACGTATTTGTTGTCATCACCCAGGACCGGTCGGGGGCGTTCTCGGGGTCCGTGTCCTACGGCGGGGTTTCGATGAGCCTAGTGACCTCCGCTACGCACAACAGCAGTGCCGCAAGTGGCGGAGTTTCGGTGTACAGGTTAGCCGGGGGCGGCAGCGGATCGGCGAAAACCGTGTCTGTTGCATCCGGAAGTGGCTGGATGATCGTAAACGCGATCTCCTTCACCGATGTGAGGGCGTCAGTATCTTCCAGTGTCAATACGGGTTCGGGGTCTGTCGCATCACAGTCGGTCACACTTTCCGCCCCGGTTGGGTTGCAGGTTTTCTCTGGCGGCAACGGGGGCGGCCCGACGACAACATTCTCTGACTTCACCGGTGTCACGAATCGATACAACATAAAGCAGACCGGCGGCATCTTGGCTATCAACACCGTCTCAACGTCGGGCTCAGTGTCAGCGTCCACGAACAACCCGTGGGCGGCTGTGTTTATAGATCTCTAAAAGGAGGATTTCAATGGGCATTCCCAACGCAACTCACAAAGCAGCATCGGACGCTATCGCCGGTCTCGGTGACTGGATCAGTGTGCATACCGGAGCTGCTGGCACCACAGGGGCGAACGAAGCCACGGGTGGTGGATATGCGCGGGAGCAGACGTCGTGGACGTCGGGCTCCTCGGGCACCAACACCGGCGACGAGGTTGAAATCTCCGTGGCGGCAGGCACCTACGTGGAGGGCGGTATCTGGTCGGCCAGCTCGTCGGGCACGTTCGTCGGTTCGGAGGCTTTCGACGACGGCGACGTGGAGGTGTCCGGTTCGGGCGCGAGCATCTCCATAACGCCGCGCATAGTCGCCTGAAATCCTGGATAGGGGAACTGTTTTGAACATCAAAACTGATCATCAGATCGTCGCGTTCGGCAACGACATGATGGGCTTGTTTGACCGTGACGGCACGTTGATTGTGCAGGCCGCCCGCGTGGTTGGCGGGTGGGAGGTCACCGCCGAGGGTCAGCCCCCGGTGACCGTGTTGGATCGGTCTTCGGCGATCACCGAAATGATCAACACCGCCCTCGCGGTGCTTCCGGGTGACGGGTATTCGTGCCTGGTGCCGAGGGGTTTGCGGGCGCAACCTTAGGAGGGGGTTTGGTATGGCTTATTCGAAGCAGTCGTGGGAGAACGTTCCCTCGACGAATACCCCGTTGTCGGCGGATCGTCTCAACCACATCGAGGACGGTATCGAAGGGGCGCATGAGGGGCTGGACGATAAAGCCGACCTCGCCCACGACCACGTTTTGGCCGATGTCACCGATGTGACGGCGAGCGCTTCCGAGGTCAACGTCTTGGACGGCATTACGGCGTCAACGGCGGAGTTGAATTATGTCGATGGTGTGACGTCGAATGTTCAGACGCAGCTTGACGGTAAGGCCGCCGCGTCGCACACGCATTCGGCCTCCGATATCTCCTCGGGCACTTTGGACATTGCTCGCATCCCCGTGGGTAGTAGTGGTTCCACGGTGTGTGCGGGTAATGATTCGCGCCTGTCGGACCAGCGGACACCCTCGGACAACTCGGTGACCCTGGCCAAGATTCAGGACGGCGCGATCACCAACGCGAAGATCAATACCGGCGCGGCGATTGCGAAATCGAAGCTGGCTTCGGATGTGCAAACCTCACTGGGTAAAGCGGATTCGTCGGTGCAGAAGTCCGGCACCGCAACCGGGATGTGGATGGGCACTACGCTTCCTGGTACGGGTTCGGCGGGTGTGCTTTACGTGGTGACGCCATGAAGGTTTGGAACGGTTCGGCGTTCGTTGACCCTGCCGCGTTCAAGGTGTGGAACGGGTCGGCGTTCGTCAACCCTGAGTTGTACACGTGGAACGGGACCAGCTTTGACAAGGTGTGGCCGTCGTTTGAACCGTTCACGATCTCCAGCGAAGACCCCGGCTACGAGGATCTGATCGACGAGCAGGTGCCCGAGGGCGCATCCGGTTGCTGGGTCACCCTCGGCGGTGCGGGCGGCGGCGGCGGCTCCGGCCGCAGAGCCAACTCCGGCTACCGCTACGGCGGCGGCGGTGGTGGTGGCGGTGGCTACATCGACCGCGTCTGGATTCCACGCGCGTCTCTCGGCTCGACGTATACCCTCGTCCGGGGCCTCGGCGGCGCCGGTGGAGCGCGGGCGGTAGGCACGTCCGGCGGCAATAACGGCACGCCCGGCGGCTCGACTGTGTTCTCGTCCGGCAGCGTTTCCCTGACGGCTAGCGGAGGGGCAGCAGGCGCGGGGGGCACTAGCTCGTCGGCCAGCGGAAGCGGCGGGGCCGGCGGTACAACCAGCATCTCCGGCGTATCCGCAACGGGCTATACAGGCGGCAAAGGCGGCAACGGCGGTAGTAACCCGACTAGCGGGCAAAGCCGGACGGACGGTTCAGGCGCTGGCGGCCGGGGTGCTGGAGGCCTCCTGTCCAACGACAACAGCATCAGCAGCGGCAGCAACGGAACCAGCTCCGGCCCCGCGGGGAACGGCGGCGGGGGGACCGCCGGAAGCACAATCGCGGGCGGATCAAACGCAGGCAGCGGCGGTGACGGCTACGTCCTGGTCGAGTGGGAATAACCCCGCTAACGGTTCGGGTCACCAGCAGCGCGGAGTTGATACACACGCTGCTTGGAAATCTTCAGGGCGCGGCCAATGTCATGCCACGTGATGCCGTGGACAGTCATCGCCTCGTAGACGAGGGCAGCCAGTTCGGCATCAAGCTCGGCGATAGTCGCTGCGCGTTTCTGCCGGTTGGCGATCATGCGGTCGATGATTGTCACATCTAGGAGTGTATCTCAAAGAAACACTTGTGCACGTGGTCAAACGCGGTTAGACTTGCGTTCATCAACTTGAGACACCGCCCGGCGGGGCGATAGGCCTGAGAAACCAACCCCGCCGGACGGCCCACCCCCAACAGGAGGCCCACCAATGCTACGCACCACCATCGCAACCATCACAGCCGCCCTCACCCTCGCACTCCTCACACCCGCCGTCGCAGACGCCCAACCCAAACACTGCGACAACCACGGCACCGGCCACGGCATGATCTACAAACACGCCTGCGCCACCGGCTCCGGTGGGGCGGGGGCTGACTGGCAGATGGTGAAGAACGCGGACGGCACCCCGAAGACCGTCATGAAAGACGGCAAGCCACACAAGCTGTACAAGTGCAAGCGGCACTGCGGCGGTGGACGCTACGCCAAAACCACCACGGATCCCTGGTGACCGGCCATGAACAAGATCCACATCGCCAGCCACGGACCCGCCGGCTGGAACGCCACCATCCTCTTCACCGCAGGAACCGTCCTCACCGTCTCTGACGACCAAGGCCGCAAACACCTCATCGACACCTCCCGCGTCACGGTCAGGAGACTGTCATGACCAAACGAGGGGCGATCGGAACCGGACTCCTCGGCGGTGTCGCCCTCACCGGACTCATCTCGTGGATGTTCGCCACAGGACATCCAGCGATCGACTTCTTCATCGAACGCGACACCCTCTTCTACATCTGAACAACCCCCACAGAAACCCCGCCACCAACGAGGTGCGCGGGGTTTCTGCATGAAAGGACCCCCGACATGGACCGTCTCGGAATCATCCTGCTCAAACTGCTCGGACCGCTCGCCGACAGGATCGCTGACCGCATCGCCGACAGGATCACCGAGAACCTGCCCGATCTGTCCGATTTGGATGATCAGATCGTCGCGAAACTCCCTGACCTGTCCAACCTTCCAGAACAGGTCATCAACATCATCGACGGCGCGCTCCGCTCCATCCCCGTTCTCGGCGGAATCCTCGGGAGCAAACGATGAGCTTCACCTGGTTCGCCGACAAGCCGCTACGCACCCGCGAACAGGTCGCCCGCGAAGTCCACGCCGTCTCCCTAGCCCGTGGCCTCGATGAACTCGCCACCGTCATTGCCCTGATGACCATCTCCACCGAGGTCGGCACCGGAACCGGCGATGACCGCAAGTGGTGGTGTCCCGCCAACGACCGCGTGCCCGCCACGAAGAACTACCCGCACGACTCCCGCAGTGACGACAACCGCTCCTCCGGCTACTTCCAGCAGCAACCCGGACCTAACGGCGAACCGTGGTGGGGCACACCCGAAAACATGATGACCCTGCCACAAGCAGCCAACACGTTCCTCGAACGACTCTCCGACGACTACAGGCGCGCCGCCAACAACCCCAGGTTGGCCGGCGAGTTCGCGCAACGAGTCCAGCAATCCGCATACCCCGACCGCTACGCCGACAAATGGGACGAAGCCTGGTCGGTGCTGCGACGTGCCCTCAACGAAACCACACCGGAGGAACCTGTGACCGAAAACCGGCCCGCCTATAACGAGTTTCCGATCTGGTCGGCCAACAACAGCGCCCGCAGCGGCAAGCCCACCATGTTCCTGATCCACACCCAGGAAGGCGGCGGCGGCGACGCTGCCGCCGAGAACCTCGCCAAGTGGTTCCAGAACGGCAACGGCGTCTCCTACCACTACACAATCTCGCAGGCATCCGATGGTGGTGTGACCGTTGTCGATTGCGTCGACACCGACCGCGCCGCCTGGTCAGTCGGCAACGCCAACAGCATCAGCATCAACCTGTGCTTCGCCGGGTCGCGAGCATCCTGGATGCGGGATCAGTGGATGAAGCAGTCCAACGCAATCGACGTCGCAGCCTACCTCGCGGTGCAGGACGCGAAGAAGTACGGCTTCACCCCGCTCGTGGTGCCACCGCCGTATACGAATGGGCGACCTGGCATCTCGGACCACCGGTGGGTGACCGACGTGTTCAAGTGGGGCACCCACACCGACGTCGGAGACTGGTTCCCGTGGGACTACTTCACCGAACGCGTCAACCACTGGGCGGCTGGCGGCAAGACCGAACCTGAACCGCCGAAGGTGAAACGCTTCCCGGACGACTGGACCGATCGCGAACTCGCCGTGGAGACCTTGCGTCAGCAGCGCGGCTACACCCTGAACGGCTGGCCGCAGCTCGGCGGCCGCACAGTGGTGGACGTACTGGGCGCGATCGGCGAAAAGCTCGGCGTCGAAGGCTGCTACGACGTCAAGGACAAATCCTGATGCGCATAGACGGGCAGTACGTTGGCCTCGGGCTCGGTGACAGCTCCGACGAGATCCGCAAGATCAAGGCGTTCATGCGGCGCAAGTTCGCTTCCTACGCGGGCGATTTGGCCGACACCCCGCTCTATGACGAGGCCATGACGGCAGCAGTCGCCGAAATGCAAGCCAGATATAGCGCTGCCGGACAGTTGCGCGCGGGGTTGTACATCCCGGGGATTGTAGGGGCCGAAACCAAGTACGTCATGGGCTACCTACCGCGCCCCGTCGTGGACACCCGGCCCGTGCTGATCACCGTGTGCGGCACCGGTGTTCCCTGGTGGATCGGCCCCGACGCCGACACCGCCCGCGCCGTCGAAGACAAATACCTGTGGCAACCCATCGGCTACCCCGCAGCACCATTCCCGATGGGCAAATCCATTGCCGCCGCCATCACCGAAACCCACAACCAGGCCAACAGGTGGCGCGAACGCATCGAAACCCACGGCGCCGCGCTAGCAGGCTACTCCCAAGGCGCGGTAGTGGTTTCCGAACTGTGGATGAACCACATCGCACCCGAAGACGGCTCCCTGCATTGGATGAAACCGCACATCGAGAAAGCCGTGACGTGGGGCAACCCGAACCGCGAACTCGGTCACGTGTGGGCCGATCACGGCGGCTCCCCAAGGGCACCGTCCAACACCCAAGGCGTCTCATCGAACGGCATGCGCGACACCCCGCCGTGGTGGCGCGACTACGCCCACCAAGGCGACCTGTACGCCTGCACCGAACCCGGCGACACACAAGAGGTCCGAAACGCCATCTGGCAGATCGTGCGCGACCTCGACCTGTTCACCGGCCCCGATTCACTGCTGGCCCAAGTGGTCGAACTTGTGCAGGCACCGCTACCGGAGGCGATCGCGATCACCAAGGCACTGTTGGACGCCGGCATGTTCTTCGCGAAACGCACTGGCCCGCACGTGGACTACAACGTCCAGCCTGCCATCGACTACCTACGCACATAAGGGGGACCACCTGATGTTGACACGTTCGTTTTGGATCGACGCCGCCGAACGCGCGGCCCGCACGTTCGCCCAAACCGCGATCGCCACACTCGGCGCGGGCGCGGTTGACCTACTCGCCACCGATTGGGTGTCAGTGCTGTCAGTGTCCGGCGGCGCCGCAGTGGTGTCACTGCTGATGTCTATCGGCGCGGAACGCCGCGGCAACCCCGGAACGGCTTCTGCGACTAGAGCGGTCACTGCCGCATGATGTGGGAATCGGTGCGCGAAGCAATGGATGCCGCGTACCAGCCCGAAGATGGTATCGACCTGATAGGACTGCTCATCATCGGTTTACCTTCCACGATCGCAGCGATCGGAACGGGAATTGTCGGTGTCCTCACTGTTCGAGGGCAACGCAAGGGCCGGGAACGTGCCCGACAGATCGACGCGAAAACCGATGAGATTCACGAGCAGACCGTCAACACCCATGACACCAACATGCGCGACGACCTCGACGAGATACGCGATCTGGTGCGGGACGGATTCAAACAGATTCAACGGGACATCGGAGGGTTGAGGGAGGAACTGCGAACCGAACGCCTCGAACGCATCGAAGGCGACAAGCGACGCGACCGGTGAAACACCAAGGAAAGGGAACACCGAATGTCACTCTTGGCCGATCTTGCAGGTTTGGAGCCCCGAACCTGCCCCGCATGTGACTGGGTTGGTGCCCGGTCGAAACAGGAACGCGCAGAGATCAAATCCTCGTTGGAGTCCGCGAAACGCGGCGACGTCAGGTTCACCGACATACTGCGGGTCCTCGTCAAACACGGCATGCCAGACATGAACGCGCAAGCGTGGCGGCACCACGCGAGGAACCATCATGTCGCTGACTAGCGACCTTCGCCAGGTCCGCATCGCCGAAGGTGTGCGCAACAAAATCCTGATCCTCGACGTTGAACGGCTCCCCGGAATCACCGAACAATACTGGTGGGGCAGGGGAGACCTGAAGAACCGGTACGTGCAGTACGAGACGGTGACCCGCATGCCGCGCACCACGATTGTGTGCGCCAAGTGGTATGACCAGCCCGAGGTTATCCAGCTCGCCGAATGGGACAAAGGTGGACGCAAACGGTTCCTGCGGCGCGTCCACAACCTGCTATCCCAAGCGGATATCGTCGTCGGGCACTACATCGACGAAGCTGACGTGCCGTGGCTGAAGGGCGATCTGCATTTGGAGGCCGGGTTACCTCCGCTGCCTCCGTTCAAAACCGTTGACACGTTGAAGGTGCTGCGCCGCGAGTTCAAATCCGGTGCCCCATTCAAAGGTTTGGACGCGTTCTGTCAGATCGTTGGCCTGCCTGCCAAAACTGACCGCTACGACCGGGGCGCGATGGAACGCGCCGTGACAGGGAAGAGCGCCGCGGACCGGGAACGCTTGGTGTCTTACTGCGCTGGCGATGTGGTAGCCACGCAGGGGTTGTACGACTTCCTGCGGCCACACATCAAAAACCATCCCGCACTGTTCGTTGACGGCGAGGACAAGCTGATGGTGTGCAACCGGTGCGGTGGTGAAACTGTGGTGATCCCGCGGCGGTATGTGGCGAATGTGTTGACGTACACGATGCGCCGCTGCACCAACTGCGGGGCGCATTCACGACTGTCCATCGAGCCGGAACGCATGAGCGCCGTGAGAGGGGTTTGATGTGAACGTTCGAGTGTGCACGTTTCTGGACCACAGTGTGACGGTGGGATTCCTGTGGGACGCGCTCAAAACGTGGGTGCGACTGTGAGGCCGGCCGATCCTGTCCGGGCTGCGATCCAAGAGAGTTTGGATGCGCAGGGCGAAGGCTGGCAGGTTGCGCACTACGTTGTGGTCGCCGGCTTGGAGCGGATCACCGGCGACCGGATGGACCTGGGTGCGACGACGATCATCACACCCGTAGGCCAGCCCGACTATCTGACGGAGGGCCTGGTGAATCGTTACTGGGACGAATCGGATGATGAGTGATCCGCAGTTGGAGTTGTGGCGGTCGGTGTGGCTGGCGGTCGTCGCGGGGATGATCGTCGCGCTGTTGGTTCACGTCTTGGCTTAATCCACGCCTCGTGAAGCATCCAACTTCAGGAGAGGTTACGGGGCCGCCCCGCTTGCACACACTCTCCAGTGCATCCCCATAGTCTTTCATTAGTCCGTCTCAAACTCTTCGAAACTGAGTCCGCTGAGGATGTCTGCGGCACGGTGGGTCAGATATTCGGATGTGTGCGGGTGATCCATGCGCATTTTGTCGGCAGTGGCCACGATGCGGTCAAGGGCGTACTGGGCACCGGCAGTGAATGCTTCTCCCGCGACATAAAATTGGTAGAGGTATTCGCCGAGGGCGGAGTGCTTGGGGTTTCGGGCAGCTCTGTATCGTTCGGAGGCATCCAGGTTTTGGCATGTGTGGTGCATTGGGGGAAGGGTGTCGATAACTGTCTCCCCGTCTTTGAACGGTTGACCGCACCGGCCGCACCGATCATCGGTGTTCATCAGTTGCACATCTCGCATCCGTGGCCGGTCGGGTAGGTGTCTGATTCACCTATGTGGCTCAGGTTCCGACTGCCAGTGGGCTGCATCAACGCGACCTCAACAGAACCACAAGCGGTGCACATGCCGTAAACGACGTCATCCGACTTCACCTCACAACCACCACACATCAGGACAGCTCTCCCGCGTGAATACCCCGGAGGATATCCGCGGCACGGTCGGTCAGATACTCGGATGTGTTCGGGTCCATGAGAACCCGGTCGATGGTCGCCACGATGCGATCCAACGCATACTGCGCACCGGCTGTGAATGCCTCACCCGCGATCGAGTACTGCGTGAGTGAGTCACCGATGGTGGAGTGATCCGGGTCGCGTTCAGCTTCGTAGCGGTCAGTAGCTGCAGTCATGTCATCCGTCTTTCAGCCATCGTTGGGAACCACAACCACCACACATCAGCGACCCCCGAACACGCGCATCCAACGCTCAAACTTCGGATCAGGAAACTCCACAGGGTCATACAGCCGCCCAGGAGGTGACACCGCAACAACCACAGCGAAAGTCGTGAACGGCAACCGAAACACAACTGTTCGGCGGAACCACTCATCACCACCGAGAGACGCCACAGGACCGGTCCAATGCTTGTACATCCACACCCACGGCAACGTCCACATCCACGGCATCATCGCTGCTCCCGGATCTCGTTCTGTTCATCAGCGCAGGCGATCAGCCAACGCCACGTAGCGCGCAGACTTCTGGTCTCCCACAACACCATCAGCAGCGCCATCACTGCTCCTTGAGCCATCGTTGGATTGTGTTGGTTGATTTCCCGGTGAGTACGGCTATCTCACGAACAGAACCACCAGCAGCCGACGCCTCGATCACTTCCTGGCGGAGCTTCTCGTCCGATCGCGCAGACGCACGAGCTGCCTTCATGAGACGACTGCGGTTCGGCTCCGGCACCACACCACGAGCACGCGCCATCAATCGGCAGGTTTCTTGCTGATGCGGTATCCAAGAGAATCGGCCCACTGCCGCAGCAGCGCGACCTGACCTTCTTCGGTGTGGTGAGAACCCGTATACCAGCCCGTGTAGACGCGGGTCGAAAAATTCTGACCGGCGGCTATCAACTGAGTTGCATCGGCATGCTCAGGAGTGTGGACGGTGATGCCCCACAGTCCTGTTACTGGTTCGACATGCCCGTCATAGATGCCCTCTTTGAGAAGGCGAAAGAAGCGCTCTGGGTTCTTCTCATAGTCACGAAGGTTGTCGTTGCAGATGGTGATGGCGGTGTTGAAACCCATACCTTAATCGTATCACTTTCGCGACGATTGATGGGGGTAATCAGACACCCCATTCACACGTCCGCTGGCTTGTACTCCCACGAACACCCCACGCGGATCCCCCCAGCCATCACCCACGCATGCTGCCGATCAGCACGAGCAACCACCGCCAACGCCTCAGCCCGCCGACGTAGGGTTACCTTTAGGGTGATCCCCTCCGAGGCTTATGGCCTCTGACCTGTGCGCCGTCAGGGTTTCGAACCCCGGACCCGCTGATTAAGAGTCAGCGGTTGATAGGCTGCATACCAGGAGAAACGTTGTCAAACCCGCAGGTAGACCCCCGATACTGCGCAATTCTGCGTAATGCTGCGCAGCACCGTAGGGTGAACCGTAGGGTGACCCCCTGGGAGGGAAAACGATGGCAACTAAGAAACGCAGAACCCGCGGAGACGGAGCGTTCTTCCAACGCGCCGACGGCAAATGGATGGGACGAGTAGAACTACCCCCAGACCGCAACGGCAACCGCCGCTACAAATGGGTGTCCTCCGTTGACCGCAACACCGCCATGGCCAAACTCAAACAACTCCGCCGCGACGTCGAAGAGGGCCGCATCGCCACCACCTCATCCACAACTGTGGAGAAGTGGATGCTGCACTGGATCGACAACATCCACGCCAAACGTAAAGTCCGCCCCGGCGTCCTCAACGACTACCGGGCCGCCATCCACAACCACATCAACCCGATCCTCGGCGCGAAACGCATCGACAAACTCACCCCGCAGCATGTGCGGGACATGCACTCCGAGATCGGGGCCTCCCGCACCGCCGAGCTGGTCCATGTCATCGTCCAGAAAGCCCTGGACGATGCGGTAGCGGAGGGTGTGGCGACCAGGAATGTGGCCGCATTGGTCGACAAGCCCGAGTACCGGAAGAAGAAACGCAACGGCTTCCCGGCGGACGTGGCGCAGCACATCATCCACACCGCGTTCCAAGTGTGCGACGAACCGGATGCGGTGCGGATCGCCGCCGGTTTCCTGACGGGCGCCCGCCGTGGGGAACTCCTCGGCCTGCGCTGGCCCTACGTCGACAACCCCGCTCAGGGATGGATCACCATCGCTTGGCAGTTGCAATCGGAAACCCGCGTCCACGGCTGTGGGGATCCTCTACCCGAACCGTCACCGCTGTCCCGGCCCGACCGTATGCCCAAGAAACCCCCGTACTGGCCTTGCGGGAAGACACGGGCATGGGCATGCCCGCAGTCCCGGTGGGACCTGCCGGCGCATTTCGAGTATCAGGAATGTGAGGGGTCGTTGTTGTTCACCCGGCCGAAGACGGACGCTGGTTGGCGTGAGGTGCCGTTGTTGCCGCCGTTGTATGTGGCGATGCAGAAACTCCGCGCCGACAATCCGCATGACTTGGTGTGGCACAAGGAGGGGAAGCCGATCGATCCCCGTTCGGACTACGACGTGTGGCGTGGCGTGTTCCGCGCTGCTGGGGTGATCGGTCCAACCGAGTCGTTGCCGCCGCACAACTCGCGGCACACCACCTCGACATTGCTGCGCGCAGCGGGTGTGGATGAGCAAACGCGTATGGAGATCTTGGGTCATGCGAGTGTGGATGCGCAGCGGATCTATGCGCATGCGGACCGGGCGAGGCATCTGGAGGCCATGCAGTGGCTGTCCGAACTGCTCCCATCAACGTTTGCGTTAGAAACAAAATAAGGCGACCGACTGTAAATGCGCCCCTGCCGAGGGATTCACCATCCCCGGCAGGGCGCTTTTTTGCGTTCTGGCGGGTGTCACTCCGTCATGGTCCAAGTTCCGCAGCCGCTCGTGCGGAACACGATGCGATGATCCCCGTTGATTGTGCCGGTCCACGACGCGACACCATCGGGTTGGATGTTCGCGCGGACAGTGCCGGATGGTGCTTCACCTTCGCTGAGTGTTTCGCCGCCGCGGTAGTCGGCGATGCTGACGACCGCCCACGTGCAGCCGGGGGAGCTGGGTGGGATGGTGGCGGTGTAGGTGCCCCAGTCGTATCCGTCTGCGCCGCCCATGTTGTGGGTGCCGTCGCCGGGGATGGTGCGGTACGGGTTGGGCCGTGTAGTGGTGGTGGTTGGTGTGGTGGTTTGTGATGCGCTTCTGTCGTCGTCGTTGTTGTTGCGTGCGGAGACGATGCCTACGACGGCGAGCACAGCGAGCGCGGTGACCATCACCTTCCCTGGTGACACTGCGCGATCATTGGTGGTCATCTGGTAGTAGGTCTTTCTGTGTTGGTGGCTAACTTTCGCGCACTGTCGTTATCTGATCGTGACATTCCCATGTTTGGGCTTCCTGTGTCGATTTTGGCAATGATCCGTTAGCGTCTACGCATCCGGTTGCGAGGGGTGACCGGTGATGGTGATTTCGGTAGGTGCAGCCCATGTTTGATGACGAACTCGACACTCTGCTGGTGCGGATTCTGAACGCGATGGACGAGTGTCCGCCAACAACATGGACGTTGCGCCGGGCACGTCTAGTCCTTGCGGCGTTGACGTGCCCGGACGCTCCTGGCGATGTGGTCGCGAATCTCCGCCCCAACTGTTTCGCCGGTCCGAGGTTGGCGCGGCTGCGTCGTGTCACTGGTCGCGGCGTCTAGGTCGCCCTCCTGGTCTTGACGCGCTTCGCGCGGTGTTCGCGTCGTCTGCGTAGTTTCCATGACATTTCGTGCCTCCTGTAATCGTCGCCGGACTTCGGCGAGAAGTTCGTCGTCTGAGTAGCGGACTATCGCCGGCTCGGGTAGCGGCGGTGGAATATCTGACTGTTGAAATCCGGCTATCGCCAGAGCTTCGTTGACATCCCATTGGACAGCTCGGGCAGCGGCGGCCACGGTGGATGCGGTCGTTCCGATTGGGATCAGTGTCCCTTTGTTGATCTGCCACCCCGTTTCCAGTTGCTTCCACCGTCCTGCGCTGACGGCGGGCTTGTCGCTGCCTGGTGGCGTTGTGCGCCGTGAGGCTTCGCGCTGAGATAGTCCGACGCGCTCTCTGTGCCGCTTGAGTTCTGGCCCGAATGGCCAGTCTTCGCGGTGTTCCTTGTTCTCGTTCACGCCTACATGTTCGCGTGCAAACAGGTGCAAAGTCCACTGCTTGCACAACCCTGATTCTTTGCAGTTACACGCTTGTAGTTTTCGAACATTGCAGGTCACAGCATTGTTGGCGCGAACTGCGCGCGAACTCTTGCGGTTTGCACTTGTTCGCAGTACAGTTGGCGGCATGGTCAAACAGTCCTACGGGGTGTGGCAGGAACTCCGGGTCATCCGTGAGCGCACAGGTTGGTCATCCGCCGAACTGTCCCGCGAAAGCGGAGTTTCCGCCCCTTACCTCTCCCAGCTTGAGAACGGTGACCGGTGGCCGAACGCCACCGTCACCAAGAAGCTCGCCGTCGCGCTCAAGGTTCCCGTCTCCGTATTGGAGCGGCCAGCAGAGCAGAAAAACCCCGCTGCATAAAAAGCCCCCACCTGTGTGCAGCAGGTGAGGGCAGAAGACACCCGAGAGGAAAGCTCAAATGTCTGAACTACAGCTTACCGGAGACCAGTCACCATTCGACGCCGGACGCATCCCGTGCCCGCAGGGCGGCGAGGACCGGTGGTCTGCCCGCTGGCTCATGGAGCAGATGGGGTACGACAACTGGCAGAACTTCGAGAAAGTCGTCGAACGCGCCAAGGTTTCCGCCCACAACCAGGGTTTCAACGTTCGGACCCTTTTTACTGCCGTCAGTAAAAAGGGCGCCGGCAGGCCGCAGTCCGACTTCCTCGTCACTCGGTTCGCGGCATACCTGATCGCCATGAACGGCGATCCACGCAAACCGGAAGTGTCGGCCGCACAGGAGTACTTCGCCGTCAAGACCCGTGAGGCCGAGACTCGTCCGGCCATTCCGGACATCACCACCCCTGAGGGGTTGTTGGCGATGACGGAGATGTTCGCCGACACCGCGCGCAAGCTCGTCGCAGTCGAGTCCGAGAAGAAGATGTTGGCCGCTGCGATCGAACGGGACGCCCCGCTGGTTGCGAAGGCCGAGGCGCACACCGGGTCTGATTCTGATGTTCACCGTCAGGAGTTCGCCCGCGAGGTCCAGGCGTGGGGGACCAAGCAGGGCATCGAGATCAAGCAGGCGGATGTGCTGCGGTTCCTCGGGCACATCGGGTTGTTCATCCGTGGTGAGCGGTCCGACACCGGTCACGCGACTGCTGATGCGCTCAAGCGCGGGTTGGCCTTCACCCATAAGGATGTGGCGCGCAACGGCTACGCGTACGCGGTCGGCAAGCTGACCCCGTCTGGTCAGGACTACGCGTGGAAGCGCATCACCAAGTACGTCGAGGCCAATGGCTCCCTGGAGCTGCCGCGCGAACTGCGAGGCGGTGACCCGGCATGAAGTTCTCCGGTGAATACCTGTACCGGGTCCGCGTGATCCGTTACCCCGAGGGCGCGTTCGAGTGCATCGATGAGGAAGCTGACTACTGGGTCCCCACTCCCGGCTGGCAGCCACCTGGTTGGCGTCCTCGCGGCAACTACACGCAGATCCTCGGCACCGACGAGTTCGTATGGCCGGTAACCAACAAGGTGTATGGGTCGCATTCGACAGCGAAGAAGCGGGCTGACCTTCTCGAGTCCTATGGGGCGACTGCGGTGGTTGAGCGTTCCAGCCGGATTGTGTGGCCCGAATCATGAGCTTCTCTTTCTACGCAGAGCCCACCCAGATCCTCAAGAGAGGCCATGGTGGTGTGACCGTTGGACTCGGGGAAAACAACGGATCCGAATTGGCCTACTTGTACGTCGGTGATGGATACCGCGAGGGTGACGTTCTCCTGGACGCCGACGAACTCACGGATCTGATCGACCAGCTGACCATCATCCGCAACGCGATGAGGGAGACGCGATGACGTTTCATTCACGCCCGAGGCCTCCGATTCAGCATTTCCCGAAGCCGAAGAAGCCTTTGTTCCAGTCGAAACCGAAGGATGCGAAATGAGCACTCCCAGATGGGCCACGTTCAAGGAGGCCGCGTCATACCTCCGCTTGAAATCAGACGTGCTGATACGGGAAGCGGTCAAAAACGATGGGTTGAAGGCTTATCCGATCGGTAACGGTCGGGAGGCGCGTGTTGACCTGAATGAGGTTGATGAGTGGATGAAGTCGCGTAGTTATGAGCCGAGGTCCGCGTGAGTACTGAGTTGCAGAGGTATGTCGCAAGTTTGGACGTGTCCGCATGAACCTCACTGAGTATGAGCGATGGATGCTGGGCATGTTGTTGAGTCACCGCACTCGGACTGTTTCGTCGGTCGAGGTTCGTCACAAGGTGAATCCTCCGGGTTCTGCGTCTCCTGAGGTGCGTGCTGAGCGCGCGAAGCAGAAGGCTGCGGCGAAGCGGAAGAAGGCGCAGCGGAAGGCGGGACGGCGATGAGCCAGGACGTCATCCCAGAGCCCCGCGTGTGCGAGTGCGGTCACCAGTTCCGCTGGTACGACATCGATCCCGACCCTGATACCACGTCGGTTTTCTACGAGATCGCGGTTGAGGCGGGGATACCGATTTTCCGGACGCATGAGGACGTGGTTGAGCGGGAGTGCCCGCACCTGAATGGGACTGTCATTCAGCACTGCTCGAAGTGTGGCCGCGTGGTGGACATGTGGGGCATGGGTCCTGCTGGTGGTTTGGAGTGCGAGTGCTGGGAGGGCCGGTTGTGAGTACGTCTGCTCCTAAGCATCGGAGTGTGTGTCGACTGTCTGGTGAGGTTCGTCCGTCTGGGTTGTGGAAAGCGTTGGCGGAGTTCGACGCGAGGCAGATGCGTGAGGCGGCGGAGTTGGAGGCGTTGCGTGAGGAAAACGCACGGTTGAGGTGCCGGCTGCAGGAACTGGGGGAGTCAGCATGAGTAATCCGACGAAGGCAAACGCTGAGGCGATCTATCGCGCCACCAACAGGGCGGTTGATTACCTGATGCGTGCACAGGGCGAGCTTCGGTGCGCACTTGCACTGGCGGAGAACGACTACGAGTACAACGACGAGAAGATTCGTGATCTGTACGGATCGGTTCGGCTGGTTTCCTCTGTCGCCAATTTGGAGGCGGGCACATGGCGCGGCTACGCCCGTAATCGCAAGGACGAATCGGAGGCTGACGGTGAGTGATCCCGCAATGAGTAAGTACGGGGTCCAGTACGAGCCCTCAACAGGGAAGATCCGCGCGGGGCGTCTCAACAAAGCTGGGGACATCTTGGTTGAGAAGCAGGACGTGTCGGGGTCGGCCATCTGGGCGGTCGCGCAATGGCTTGAAGCTCACGACGAAGGGTTCCCCTACGAGATCTTCAAGTACGTAGAGGGCGGCGAGGGATACCGCCTTACCGTCGAGAAACTGGAGATTGGACATGCCTGATCCCGCAGTAGAAGCCGCAGCGCGTGCGTGGGAATGGTACCCCGTTCCAAAAGACATTCCGCTGGTTGTTCGCTCTGTCCCTCTCGCCGCTGCCCGCGAGGCGTTGAAGCCGATCCGCGAACTACACCACCCAATCGATGAGCACGGCGATTCTGTCGAAGAGTGCAGCGAGTGTAGACACCGTTGGCCCTGCGATACCGCCAAGCTGATCTACACCTCTGAGGAGCTTCAGTGAATCTTGTTGAGCGTTTGAATGCCAGGTTTAACAACGTGATTCATGACGGACTCGCCTTGGTGGGTGCTGTGGTGGATCCGTGGCTGGCCAAGCTTGAGCGTCAGGCCATGAGCAATGCGTTGGGTCGGGATTTCGGCCTGGACTACGCGGATGGTCTTGCGGCTGCGGAGGCTGAGGAAGAAGTCCACGAACCCGGATTCGCCTCTGTCCGCGGCAATGCCGGCGGCGGCTGCGATGAGGCTGAGGAAGCCGAACTGCTCGACGAGTTCATGGAGTTGGGGGAGTTCCTGGATTCTGCGACCGCGGAAGAACTCGCCGCCATGAGGCAACAGCATGCGACGGCCGCCGAGTTGGAACGCCATCTGCGTTACTTCACGACCGCGCCCGGCGCGTCCGGGGTGAACCCCGGCGTTGTCGCCCAGTCACTGCTGGAGAACTACCGCATCACCCCGAGATAGATCAACCCATCCAAACAAAGATCCACGGCTGACGCAGGCGGGTCGCCGCCCCATTGCGCGGGACGACGGCCCTAACACCGGAAACAACACGTAGCTTATCAGGGGTTGAATCGATGACCGTTCGCCATCCGGCCTGGTGGCCCGCAGTTACTACAGCGCGCACATGTTTCCTATTACCGAGAACCGCAGGGAGGGAATGACTATGAAGGCCTCAACGCAAGGGACCGACATCCCGCATTTGAGCTCTGAACACCGCGATCGAGCTTGGCGCGATAGGTTCAACGCCCGGTGGCACCATGACTACGGCGGGTGGATACGCACCAGGCCGCAGGATGATGCGTCGACATTCGCCTTGATTCCCGACGAGCGCTACGGGCCGTTCGTTGAGGACCACTCGTGCCCTTACTGCCTGGCCATACATCAACCCCAGGAATGTCCCGTCCTAAGCAGGTACGCCGGCAGGGCGATTGCGTCCGATTACGACACGACGCCCAAGAACACACAAGCGGATACAGCCGCAGACGACCTCAGATAACAACCAAAGAAAGGACGCTTCCGATGCTAACCCCAGATTCTAAACCCGCATGGTGGGACCACCACCAAACCAACTGGTCCGACCTGCCCGTCACCACCAACCCACCCATGGCTGACCTCGACCTCTTGAAGGAACTGGAGGACCTGGCGGAGTTGGTGTTGATCCACACGGAGAGTGTGTCGTGGTTCCGCCCGTTCCTGCCGCCGGTGCACTGGGAGAACGAGCCGACGATCTGGGAGCAGATGAACGGCGACGCTGTTGTCGGGTTGTTGCGTGACTACCTCACCGAGGGAGACGCAGCATGAGGCGCAACGAGAAGTCCTGGCGGTACTGGTGGACCATGCCCCTGTTGATCGCCGCGGGCATCATCGGCCCCGGACTCGCCGCACCAGAAGCCAAAGCAGACATCACATCCGACGCGTTCGTCATGGCACTCGACTCCGAAGGCATCACCTACAGCTCCAAACCCGCCGTCATCAACGCCGGCAAAGCCGTCTGCGACGTCCTCGACACCGGATACACCATGTACGAAGCCTCAGTCTTCGTGTACAACAACTCCAACCTGGACCTGTATGACTCAGGGTATTTCGTGGGTGCCGCCACCGCATCGTTCTGCCCTGAACATTTGAGCGGCACGGGGTGGGTGTGATGCCGAATTCCCCGTTCATCCGGTTGGCTGAAGTTCACACCGAAGACTGGCGCCGCGACGCGATCTGCACACAGCTCGACCCGGAGGCGTGGTTCCCCGAGAAAGGGATCCGCAACGACGACGCCAAAGAAACCTGCTGGAAATGCCCCGCACAAGCACGCTGCCTCGAATACGCCCTGGAAAACAATGAGGGCTGGGGTATTTGGGGTGGATTCACGGAGAAGGAACGACGCGCTATCAGGCGTGGAGAAATGACCCCGGTGAACCAACGCAAAATGATGCCTTGCGCGATCTGCGGTAGCGACTTCACACCGAAACACCGCCGCGCCAAGTATTGCTCCACGAAATGCAAAAACCGTGCCTATGCGTTGGCTCGCCGACAGCAGAGGCGGGGAGCATGAACATCGACTGGTTCGCTGTCGAGTGCGCCTCCAACGGAACACCGATGCGGCTCAACACCGATGAGCGTCGAATGATGGTGCGTCGCCGGCCGAACCTCCCCGAGGTTGAGTTGGCTCGGCGATCGTTTTGCACAGTCAGAACCATCGAACGTGATCGTGCCGACTTGGCCGACGCAGAACAGCAGCAGTGCCCCCTGTGTGGTCAAGCCGCGTGGGTGATCCACACCGGGATTGTGGAAGCACACCCGGACAAGCTGCTGCAGGAATGCCCTATGTCGGGCCAGTCGGTGGCAGCTGATTGGGAATCGCAAACCGCCGCAACCGTTGTGTGGCTGTCCAGGCGTATCCGTGTCGGCGACTCCATCGGCGTGTGGGACTACCTCACCAAGCTTCCCGAGGACCAGCGCACCCAACTACTCATGGCCGCGTTGGCTGGCATCCCTGATGTGGAGGATCCGTTCGCGTGGATCACTGAGGAAGTGGAGCAGGTCGCATGAGCAACGGAAACCGACTTACCAATGAGCAGGTGAAGATGATCCTGTCGATGACTCGTGACGGGTTTTCCGCCAGGCATATTGCTGAGGTTGTGGGGTGCTCACCACGCACGGTTACTCGTGTGAGGGCCGCAGCCGATGCGCGGGTGATGAACCCTGACAGGTTCACCCCACTCACCGCAGACCAGCTGGAGTTCGCCGAATACCTCCTCGAGGACGGCGCCTCCTACCAGGAGGTTGCCCGCACATTGGGGGTGTCCCGCACCACCATTGAGAGCCACTTTCCTGGGCGGGCGTGGACCAAGAGGCAGGCTGCTGAGTTCACCGCGTTGTCGAAGAAGTTCCGTCGGCTGGAGGCGTCGTGATGTGTGTATGTGGACACAACCGGTCCTGGCACCGCTACTCGTGGGACAAGTTCCGGCAGGTGTGGGACACCGGATGCAACGCCACCAACTACCACGGCCCCGCCGGGCATGAACGCTGCCGCTGCTCGAAATACGAAGACAAGGACGAAACATGATCCACACGAGGAAGTCACCACGAACATTCGACACTCGAATCATCGAGGTTGGCGACAATGTGAAAGCCGGTGCAGCGGCGCTCGACTGCAAGAAGCCAAGCCCCGCCGCCGCGCAAGCCGCTTTCGATGACGGACGTTGTCTCCTCGACGAGCTGCTCACAGAAACGACCTGGATACCGGACAGGCCAGCGGTGCAGAAAATGTATCGGTCGTTGGAGGAAGCCGTCAGGTTGATGAACCTTGCTCCGAATAACAAGAGGGTTCAGGGCGCGGTGATTGAGATTGCGGATCGGGTTCTTGGGGCCTCGATCCGACTGGCGGACAGGTGGACAGCATGAGCACCGAAACCCAAAACCTCACGTGGGAATGGTTCACCGGTTTTGTTGGCCCCGGCAGGTGGCGTGCGGTACTCCCCGGTGATCGACGCAACGCGTGGATCAATCCGTCCGATGTGGCGGGTGATTTCCGTTGGTCTGTTGAGGACAACACGTGTGCGCTGGTTTTGGCGTGGGGGTATGAGGAAACGTTGGACGCCGCGATGGCCGCTGCCGCCGCTGCTGCTGCGGAGGTGACCGAATGAGGAAGGCTGCGCGATGAGCGAACCTGATGTGGAAGGACTTGCGAAGCTCCGGGAACCTTTCCCGCCGAATCAGATCGGGAAACTCCCCAAGGGCGGCATCACTCTCGACTTTCTTGGCCATGGTTATCTCACCGCCCGATTCCTGGACGTGGACCCACTGTGGACGTGGGAGCCGTTCGCCGTCGGGGACAACGGGCTACCCCTGCTGGATGAGCAGGGCGGGCTGTGGATCCGACTCACCCTGTGCGGTGTTACCCGCATCGGCTACGGCGACGCCGGCGGGAAGAAAGGCCCCAACGCCGTCAAAGAAGCCATCGGCGACGCACTAAGGAACGCGGGCATGCGGTTCGGTGCGGCTCTCGACTTGTGGTGCAAGGGGGACCCGGACGCCCCGGCACCGCCGGATCCTGCGGTGGCTGAACGCAACGCTCTGCTCCACGAGCTGGGAGATGCATGCGCAGCTCTGACGCTCGATGAGAAGACGGTGGCCGCCCAGTTCTACGGCAAGTACAAGGTGACGGCGAGGAACGCGAAACCTGCCCAGTTGCGGGAGTTCATTGACGACCTCATGGAGAACGGTGCCCCCGCATGAGCCGCAGGTATACGGGGTTCTCCCCGGAAACCAAGGAACTGATCTGGACCCGCGCCCAAGGGCGGTGTGAACGCTGCAACGAGTATGCCTCAGACGCTACTGCACACCATCGCAGGCCCCGTGGTCTTGGCGGATCTCGCCGCGATGACACCAACGTGGCGTCCAACGGGCTGTGGGCTTGTGGCGCCTGTCATCGTTGGGCGGAGTCCTATCGGACGCAAGCTTTCGCTGACGGGTGGCTTGTTCGTCAATCCCAGTCCCCTATCACTGTTCCCGTCCTCTACAGGGGCAACTGGGATGTTGCTCGACGACGACGGGTTTGTTTACCGAATCCCTAACCCTGTGGAGGCAACACGATGATCGACCTAGACCGTGCAAGAGAACTCGTCGGTGACGGGGTGCCGAGCAAGGGACCCCTGCCGGCTGCGTGGTGGATCAGCACCGACCCCGAGATCATCGAGGCATACGACCGGTGGGAGTCGGACTATGAGGCGCACCGCGACCGTGTCGATGCGTTTGTTCGCGACACGTTCGGTGGCACCGGGGCCGAAGATGCCGTGATGTGGTCGCACGGCACACGCTCGGTGATCAGCGGTTTCACCCCGCCGCGCGAGATGACGTTCTGGCCGGGTCATGACGACTACCGTCCACCCCCCACGGGATGGCGTGTCGACAGCAAGAGCCACCTACTCGTGCCCTCACGGAAGACCAAAGCCGACCGCGAGTCCGACGCCAACAAGGTGTTCGACGCGATCAAGCAGGTGCCCAACCTCGGCAGCTACATATTCGGTCTGTCGCCCGAGCTGTTCCTCGATGATCGGGGGTGGGGCGGCACGGTCTATTACACGCGGTATCGCCGGGGAGACAACTGCGTGTGGGCCTATTCGGGCGGCGACCCTGACCGGCAGTTGACCGATGACCGGCGAGAGTTCAAGGTCGCCGCCACCGTGTGGACACGTATGCCGCTGTCGACGCTGGCGACGCTCATCGAGGAGAAGGCGGAGCGGCTCAAGACTGAGGAGGTCCCATGATCACCGTTGTCTGCGCGGAATGCAGCCGCACCCAAGGCCGCCCCATCACCGCCGAATTCCCCACTACCGAACAAGCGCAGGCATTCATCCGCCGGCACCACGCCTTCGCCGACCACCGGGCACACATCCCAGAAGAGGCCGCCAGTGACCGACTGTCTGTTGTGTGACCATCCCAGGTCTTCTCATGCCCCCCAGTGCCGGGTCCGCATGGGTGTCGACCGGGACGACATGAACACCTACACGATCTGTTTGTGCCCAGGATTCGAGGTGGGGCTATGCGAGGTGTGCAACGGCAACGGATGCGCAGAATGCGAGGAAATCTGATGCTGAAAACCATGCTTTACCAGCGGTTTTCGGGTAGTATCGAACGTGCGAACGAAGACGGCCCGGGCGGTGCTGGTAACACCGTGACCCCGGGCCTAACCACTGGATTGGAGTGGCTGTGACTGATGATAGTCCACGCATCCCATACGACTGGGCGCGGGTGGAATGTCCCACCTGCGGATCTGCCCCGGACACCCGCTGCCGCGCCAAGTCGGGCCGCACGACAGACGCTCACATGAAGCGCGTCGACCTGGCGTTCGAGCGCTACGCCGAGATTCGAAGGTGGCGCATCCACAACGCTGTCATAAAGCACCTGTTCGGCGGTGGTGTGCAGTGAGGATCAGGTCAATCAAGCCTGAGTTCTGGCGATCCGACGACATCACCAAACTGCCTATCTCGACCCGGCTCACGTTCATCGGCTTGTGGTCGTATGTAGATGACAACGGTGTTGGCGCAGACAAACTCGTCTCCATCGTTGCCGATCTGTACGCCGATGAATTCGCCAGCGAACCTCTAGAGACCCTCAAGAGAGTCACTGAAGATCTGGAGAGACTAGCCAGCGGTGGACAGGTGACCCGCTATAAAGCCGTCCACAACGGAAGTCTCAAGGATCTGCTGTACATCACCAAGTGGAAACAGCATCAGCGGGTGAATCACCCCAGTCTTGGCCACAAATATCCACTCCCACCAGCGGATATGGTCAACACGGCAGTGTCCCTCTTGAGTTCCTCTGGAGACCCTCACGAGAGTCTCACCCACGAACAGGGGAACAGGGGAACAGGGGAAAGGGAGCAGGGGAGCAGGGGAGCAGGGGACGAGGAAGTCCCACTTCCACCCGAGCCGCCGCCCGGACCGTACGACTCACCACCCGTCGTCGTCGACACCGCGCCAGCCTCAATCGAACTCGTCAACAAGCCCTCAAAACCGCAACCATCCTCCGCATCCAAGACCGTCGTCCGTCAAGAGCTTGGAAGCAACACCTATCCAAGAGCCACTGTGGACCGGCTGGCAGTCCAGGTTGAGAAGCTCACCCGCGAAGGACAACCGGACGCCCTTATCCGGGAAGCCCTGCGCGAATGGGAACGAAGGCCTAACTGCAACCTCCCCGAATACCTCCCAACAGTCCTCGGAGATGTCATCAAGTCGTCTCGATCAAGCAACCTCACCGCCGGCGAAGCGAAAGTCATGGGCTGGCTGGCTCTCGGAAACGACGACCACGACGAAAGAAAGGCCATTGGGCAATGAATTACCGGCAAATCGCCACTCAGGCGCTCGCGAAGTGCGCCGCATACGACCCGTGGTTTCCTCAGCCGAACCGCGCCACCGTCGAGGCGTGGGCTGAGCAGATCGAACTGTGGAAGTTCAACCAGGCCGACGTGTTGGCCGGGGTGACGAAGATGTATTCCGATCATGGGAGCGGGTTTCGTCCGTTGCCGAAGGATCTTGTTGATGCTGCACGTGCGATCCGGCGGGATCGGTGCGAACGGGAGACTCCGGCGGAACGTGAGGCTCGTGAGGATGCCCGTGACGCGGAGTTGGAGCGCCGGCTGGCTGCGGCGGTTGGTCGGGTCGCTGAGATGAAGTCGATTGATCGTGCCTGACCGGTACGGGGATCCGACACCGGAGCCGCGGGTGTTTGTGCGGCCGAAGGTGAATGCGTTGACGGTGCGGTGTTCGTGGTGCAAGGCGGGTGTGGGTTCTCGTTGTGTGGTTGCGGGGACGGATGTGGTGTTGCGGCGGTCTTCGTTTCATGACGTGAGGGTTCGGGATGCGGAGTTGGCGGCTACGGGCGCTTTGGCGCGTGGGCGGATGTCATGAGCGCCGGTGACAAGGGGGAGGGCGTGAAAGTCGCTCCACGTGGCGTACAGCCCCCGCAATCAACAACAGGAGACAAGTGATGGCGCAGCGAAAAGGCGGATTCGACTGGATCCGGTCAAACTACGGTGTCCCGGCGAAGCGTGGAATGCGAGTCATCTTCGATGGACGACCCGGACGCATCGTGAGTGTGGACGGCCCGTACCTGATGCTTCACCTGGATGGTGATCCATGGGACTGGCGCACTCGTGTACATCCGACGTGGCGCATGGAGTACCTGACATGACGATGTTCGTTTCGAGCCCGGATGATCCGCGTGTCCTGGAGGCGGTGTCGTGCAGGTCGTGTGACATCTGCAAAGCCCCCAAAGGCAAACCCTGCTCTAACACGATTCGTCCGGGGAAGCCGCTGCCCGGTCGGGTGATCCATTTCGGGCGGCTCACAGAACGATCGAAGGAGAACAAACATGACAACGCCGAATAACCCGATGCCGCCGACTAACGTGCGGATCGTTTATCGCAACGGCATGGAGGTGGAGTGCCCAGTCAAGTACCTCGGGTTCCTTCCCCGTCCGAACGAGGACGTTGCCGTGGACGACGTCATTGCTGGGCGTCGGTATCACACCTGGCTAGTGGTGAACGAGGGTCCGTTTGATAGCCGTGAGGGAGACAAGATCAAGTTCGACTTTGCCTCGGGGACTTCGCCGATGGTGCTTCGTGCTGAGGGGACCGGTCCCCGTGAACCGAAAGGCGACGAATGAACAACCCCGAGTTGCGTGCAGTACTCACAGAAGCCCTCGGGCGGCATGAGTTTGTCCCCGCAAGTTTCATCGCGGACCCGAAACCTGCGCACTGCGCGTGTGGGGAATGGTGCGATAGCGGTCCTGGGCATGCGCGTGTTCGGCACAACTTCCTGGAGCACGTCGCCGAAGACATCCTCGCTGCACTGGATACCGAGGGGGAAGGCCGGTGAATGCATGCGCGCACCATTTCGTGATCAAGCGGCCAGAAAGCGGCCCCGGAACGAGCAGCGACTCTCGGCCCGGAGAGTGGTTCTGCAACGACTGCCCGCAGTGGTGGGACACCTATGAAGGCGTTCTCGCGGCTACGGGGGAGGAAGCGTGAGCGCCGGCAAGCGGTGTGCCCGATGCGGCCGCGCCGATGACCAGGACGGGGCGAAGGCTGATCCGGACTGTTATCACCTGGCGACAACACTGCGCGATCCGATGCCTGATCACTACGACCAGAATGCCGGGGAGGAAGCATGAGCAGCGAAGCCCAGAACGTGATCGCCGAGGTAGTGCGCGCACACCCGGCGGGCGTGCAGGCGACCCGCGCCGCCGACCTCACGTTCGACGAGGCGCAGCGCGTGCTCGCAATCTTCGATGGGCCGGACGCATGAGCGCAGACAGGTACCTAGCTGAGCTGTTGAGTGACGAACACGACGACGGCACTATGCCGGACAACGTGGATGCGTTGCGCCAGGCGGTCGTTGGTCGTCGCATCGTTTCAGCCACAAGGGGGCAGGCGAAGATCAACGTCAATCGGTGGGGTGGCCGCGATCGCCTGGAGGGCGTTACTGGCCTGATTATCGAGCTGGACGACGGCACAAAGGTGATCTTGGAAGATACCAGCGACTGCTGCGCGTACACCGAGCTGAAATCGTTCCTACTTGCGCCGGATTCAGTCGATCACGTCATCATCGGTGTTGGCACAACCGATGGGTATGAGACATGGCATGTCTACGCCGATATGGGTGACGTGCTGAAGCTGAGTGTCGGCTGGTCGTGTGGAAATCCGTTCTATTACGGGTACGGATTCCGCATCCACGTCAGCCGGATCATTGACGGTGAGATCATTCCCGAGCGTAAGGCGATCGGATCATGACCCGCCCGCCCTCCTACCACTACGCCGCCGCCGGCGCGCTGCTCGCCGAGCTGGCCGGATGGAGCTAGGCATGAGCGACCGGTTCTACGTCCTGGACTGCGACCGGTGCGGGAAAACCCTCGGCTGGACTACCAACGGCGCGTTCCCAACGCAGGGGTTGACTCGCTGTGTCGATTGCATGCGGGAGGCGATCGCGTGATTCAGGTTCATTGCAGGGAGTGCAACCGTGTCTGGGACCAGTCGTGCGAAGACTGCGCCGAATGGAAAGCAGACCGCCACGCTATCGCGTCGGGGCATACGGATATTCACATCATCCCGGACACCACACCGGCACCCGCACGGGTGGATCAGGGGTGGGCGGAATGGCTCACGAAAGGACAACCATGAGCGACCAACCTTGGTACGAGGGTCAGAAGCGCAAGGAGATCAATGCAGCGATGCGCAGAGCGTACGAGGCCATGGACCGCGCATACCACCGGAGCCAAACAAATGATGATCTGCTGAATCACACCACTGAATGCAGCCGCGCTTTGGCTGAGGTGCGGCGACGCGTGAGGGAAAACCACCTGTGACTACTTCTGGAACGTGTCGAAAGGACAACCATGACCAACGAGTTACGTGACGTACTCACAGAAGCCCTCAAAGCGCATAGCCGCCGGATTGACCCCAACCATCCCGGTTACGGAAACTGCCGATGCGGATTCACGGCGTCTCATCCGAACGATCACCCAGTCCATGTCGCTGATGTCATCGCGTCTCTTCCGGGTGTGGCGGTAATCCAACTACCCGAACCCACCGAGGCTGTGACGATGCAGGACTGCGCGGGATCGGGGAAACCGTTCAAGCCCGGCACTCTAAGCCGCGACGGCGAGGTCGCCAAATGCCCTGCGTGCGGGACCAACCGCTACGTCCGTGACGACGGCAGTATCGAGCCCCATCAGGTGCCCGTTGCTGCTGTTCTGGCCGAGGGGGAAGACAAGTGAGTGACTTGAAATTGTGGGCATTCCCCGGCCCGTACTGGACTGTTGTTCAGGCGGATGCTCACGGCCGCGCAACCGTCTGGCTCAATCCTGGCTGGTATCGCCGAGAGGCTCGCGACGGCGTGTACAAATTCACCCCGATCACCGGCTGGCGGTACGTCGCGCACCGGGTGCTGTGGGGATTCGACAGATTGGTGGATGCACGATGAGTGATGTTGTGGCCCGCGCGAAGGCAGCACTGGAAGGCGTCACACCTGGACCGTGGACGTGGACGCACGGCATGGATGCCCGCGGCGATGGTCCTCGGCCCAGACAACCTGCGCGTGAAGTTGGAGGGTTACCGGGACGCCGAGTTCATTGCTTCTGCGCGTTCGTTGGTTCCCGAGTTGATCGCCGAAGTCGAACGACTCCGGTCCTACAAGTCGCTACCCCTGGACATGGTGTGGCAGGACTACTACTCGCCCGATGACGTGCTGAAGATCCGCCAGCCACTCGATGCCGAGATCGAACAGTTGCGCGCCGAAGTCGTTCGACTTCGGGCGCAGGAAACACGAATCCGAGAACTGTGCGCCGAAACCGAAGACGAGAAGTGGCGGCGCAAGATTGCCCGCGCATTCGATGGGAGCACGTTCCCGCACATGGTCCGCGCTGATGACGTTCTCGCTGCACTGGATACCGAGGGGGAAGCGTGACCCGCCCGGAACGTGAAAAGGTGATCGCGCAACTTCGCGAAGCCCTCGCCGCAGAGCTGCGCCGGCAAGCCGACGAGCCAGGAGGCGGATACGTCGGCGACAGCTACAACGACGAACACTCGCTCGTCGTGGACACGGGTGTGGACCTGACTCGTCTTGCTGAGGCCGCGTTCGACACGCTCATCGAGGCATGGTTTCCGCCGTTTTGAGCGGCCGCAAGATCGTGTCCCCTGCCGATCACATTGACCGGGCCAAAGAGGAAGCCGCCGCGGGGGATTACCAGGCAGCGCAGACTCACGCGTTGATCGCTATCGCCCAATTACTAGCCGAATCCCACAAACCGGAGTGACCGTGATCTACATCTTCATCCGAACACTGTTCCCGATCCTCATGATCCCGTATGGGCAGTTCGCCATCCGGCCCACGATCGAGGCTGGTTTCAGCCCGTGGGTGATGGGGACCGTGTTCGCAGCCCCTCTCGTGGGATTCCTCGCCGGCTGCATTCGAGAGCCCCTGCGACCCGAAAGGAGCCAGCAGTGACCTTGTCCGTGATTCTCGCTGCCCAGGCTCGATTCATCCACGAGAGCCCTGTTTGTCCGGTGTGTTTCCAGCCCCGCACCGAGCATTCCACCGACTGCAAAGGACACCACAAATGAGCGTCTACGCACTGAAGCAACCGCGTCCCGGAGGGGGCGAGTGGATCCAGGAGCACGACAGTCTGGAGGCCGCACTCCAGTTCCAGTCGCATAGCGGCGGCATCCTTGTCCGGCGCGAGGCCATACCTGGGCAGCCTGGACTGTGGTGGGTAGAGGTCAACACCGACGATCTGCCCAGCGATGTCGGATCGGTTGTGCAGTCTGAACCCAACGAAGCTAGGAGGCCTGAGAAGTGACCAAGCCGATCGACACCGACGCCCATGCGGAAACACCCACAAAACCCAAACACATGAACCCCAACAAACGCTGAACACCAAGGTAAAATCCGAATCTTGGAGGTGCCCATGAGCGACAAACCTCATATTCTTTACCGCTTCTACAACGCGGAAGACGATCTTCTCTACATCGGAATCACAAACAACCCGAGAAGCCGATTCAACCAACACCACGCCGACAAAGCATGGTTCAAATCAGTCGCCCGCTCCACGATGCAACACTTCGCCACCCGCGCTGAGCTCGAAACCGCAGAGGTAGCAGCGATTCAATCGGAGATGCCGCGATACAACGTCGCGCACGTAGTCCACAACAAGGGAGAGCTTCGACCCAAGTCAATATCCCGACGACCAATCAGTCCCGACGCCAATAAATTCCAGGCCCCGGACGCCATCACAAGCGACGCTCCGACTGTTGAAGACCGCGAAAAACGCATGGACGAGATCGAAGAACAGATCTCCCGAATCCCCAGGCTCATCCCCGGCGAACGATGCCCCTCCTGCGAAATGATCCTGCTCGCACTCGAATACGACGGATTGGTGAAATGCCTCAACTGCTTGAACATGTGGACACCCGACGAACTTCAGGAAACCCTATGACCCAACCAGCAGAGGATGGCAACCTCCCTGCCGCCAAAACCAGACTCGGAAACGCCATCTCCGCGCTCATCGACCCAAAACCCGAATACACCGAAGGCGCCACCAGATGGCGCGACTCCCTCTACGACCAACTCACCGAAGAAATCCCCGGCTCCCAAGGCAACGCCTCCCGCATTCCGCAATCCTCACCACCCCTCTGCATCGATGCCGTCGAACTCAAAACCGAAATCGACGCCACCGTCGCAGCATGGGAACCCTCAAGCTACTGGGTGTTCGGACCCCCATACCCCGTTCCACAACGCGACCTCACCCGCGAACACACACCACTAACGGTGCTACGCCTCCAACTATTGGAACGACGCCCATGGCGGCCCCAAGACGCCCACGGCATCGAACAAATCTCCGGAAGGATCGAAGCCTGGTGCGAATCCATCAAAACGATGCTCAACCCGCCACCGAAATGGTCACTCCCAAACCCGTGCCCAGCCTGCGACACCGCCATCGTGTACCGGAAGAACTCAGCCGGCGAAACCGTCCGACAACCCGCACTCCAAATCGGCCCATCAGGATGCGTCTGCCAAAACTGCCACCACGAATGGGGACCGCAACTATTCCAGCACCTCGCCAACGTTCTGGGCTACGAACTACCCGCAGGAGTCCTCGAATGAGAGACACACCCAACCCCCCACATCCCCTAGCTTGCTTGCGACATGCAGATTCATATGCCATTATGGGTTCGGCAAGTGAAGTGTGCCCAAAGCCCGAAGACCTCCACAGGTTCGGGCTTTTATTCATTCCGGGGAGGCCACCCATGAGCACCTTCCCTGCGCCGCGCACACTGACCGAACGCATCCAAGGCGCGCACCTCAATCTGAAACTTGCACGGCAATCGGGCAACCCGGACATCATCGCCGCCGCCGAACGCATACTCAACCAGCTGCTTGACCGGTTACCCCGCCCCACACGCCAGGAGTAGTTGCCGTGCCAACCAAAACACTTGCGGGTGTGTCCCGACCCTTGCAGCAAGGTTCGTTTCTCGGCGTGCAGCAAGGCTTGCCGACTCCCGAACGATATCGACCCCGAGTCGTGGCGCATCAACTTGCAGGACGGCGCCGGCACAATCGGTGGCGAAGGGTGGGCTGACAGAATCAGCGACGGCCTCGCAGGCGAATATCCCAAATGAGCAGCCTCACAGACCTCACGGACTTCCTTAACCGCACGCTGAACAACCTGGTTCACCCCGGCGACGAAAACACCAAACCCTTCCCGATCCTCCTGCCGGGACTACGAACTGTCAGTGTCCCCCCGGAACTCGCCGGCCAGTTCGCTGAAGAAGCAGGCCTACCGCACCTCGATACCCCGAAACTGGTCGCGGAAGCGCTCGCCGCAGCGATCACCCAAAACTATGTGATCCTCACACGCGAAGAAGCCGAACAGCTACGCCAGAAAGCGGCCGACGCACCAACCGGGCACCGCGTCATCAACATTCGCACCACACCCACGGGCCAGCCTGTCCTGTCGATCACCATCGACAAGGCAAGCAACGACGTTATCGTCCCCGCGAAAGCCCTGCAGAAAGCAGCTGAACAGTGATCCACATTGAAGTTGACGGGAAAGTGCTGATGCACTCCGACCCTGGCGAGTGGATCACCACACCTCCCGACATTCCAGCAGTCCAAAAAGCAGGCCCCAACGAACCGTGGATGCTTCTAGTCCAAGCGGCGCTCGCCAAAGCCGCCACCCTCGCGATGGCCGGGAAGAGACCTGAAGAAACCACAATCTGTGTCACCACACGGAAAAACGGCTGGATAGTGGACTACACCAATGGATGACGCTGCCCGCGCCCGACTCGAACTCCGCCGATCCAACGCGGCCCAACCCCACCGCAACCGGCACCGCGAACAAAAAACCGGGCGCACCACAGACCGCACCATCTGCTACTGCGGAGACGCCGACTGCGACACCTGCGGCACCTGGTACGAATAACCCACATAGGACGGAACTCCGAAAAAATGGACGACGTGGTGGTCAACGGAACTCGATACGTACCCGAAACCACCAGCGGCGCCACCGCCATCGGAATCGGAGTCACCACCCGCAACCGGCACGACATCGCCGACCGGACTATCGAACACATACGCCGCCGCACCCCCAACGCCAAACTTGTCATCGTCGACGACGCCAGCGACCAACCGTTCCCTGGTGCCACGTACCGGTTTGCCAAACGAGCCGGTATCGCCCGAGCCAAAAACAAATGCCTCGAACTACTCAACGGCTGCGAGCACATCTTCCTGTTCGACGACGACTGCTACCCCATCGCCGACAACTGGTTTCAGCCTTACATCGACTCACCTGAACCCCACCTGATGTACCAGTTCGTCGACCTGGCCAGCGGGCGGAAAATCAACGACGTCACGAAGGTCTACGACGACGGACACCACTTCGCGTTAACCGGCGCGCGCGGATGCATGATCTACGTACACCGCAGCGTCATCGAGCGCGTCGGTGGCCTCGACCCAGAGTTCGGCGGCTGGGGATGGGAACACCCCTCCTGGTCCGACCGCATCTACAACGCCGGCCTCACCACATTCCGGTACGGCGACGTGTGCGGCTCCAACAAGCTCATCCACTCCATGGACGAGCACCTAGAAGTGAAACGCTCCGTCCCCACCGAAGAACGCAAAGCCGCCGCCACCCGCAACACCGACCTGTACTGGAAACACCACTACACCAGCAGCCACCACATCCCCATCGTGGAACCCGACCGGCGTGTGGTGCTCACCTGCCTGCTGTCGAACAACCCCGACCCGCAACGGGGCACCCGCATGCGGCCCGACGTCAAACTGCTCGAAACGTTGATCACCTCCATCGCCGGAGGTGAAACCGTCGTGCTGTGCGACAACCCACTCACCCACCCGCAGGCGTCATTCGAGCAAGTCACCAGCCCAGTAGACAACCCATACTTCGCGCGCTGGTACCTGTACTACCAATGGCTCCGCGCCAACCCCGACGTCAAATGGGTGTGGTGCGTAGACGGCACCGACGTCGAAATGCTCACCCCTCCGTGGGAACACATGCAACCCGGGAAACTATACGTCGGCCACGAACCCGCCGTTGTGGGCATCGACTGGATGCGCGACAACCACAAAGCCACCCACCTGCAAACATTCATCGACAACCACGCCGACCACACCCTACTCAACGCGGGGATCGTCGGAGGCGACCGTGAAACCGTCATGACATTCACCCACGACATGATCGCCGACCACGAAGACCAACAACGACGCATCTGGCACAAAGAAGACACCAACGGCACCATCATCGGTGACATGGCCACACTCAACTACATCGCCTACACCAAACACGCAGACCGTCTCGTCTACGGGCCGCGCGTCGCAACAGTTTTCAAAGCTACCGAGCGCAACCCGTGGAGCTGGTGGAGGCACAAATAAAACATGGACCAGAACCTGAAACCCGGCGACGACGTATGGGTTGACTTCGACGGACTCGAACACGAAGGCACCGTCGAGAAAATCCAAGCCGGAGGCTGGGTCAGATGCTCCATCGTCATCGACCCCGAATACGACTACGGCAGCATCACACCACGACTCGCACCACACATCACCGTCGCCGTGAAAACCACACGCATAAGGCCACGATGAACCACACCATCGGCATCGTCGCCCACACCACACGCGCAGAACAAGCCCACCAACTCATGGAAACCGTAGGCGCCGCATACATGAACATCGACAACGGCGCACTCGGATGCGAAAACAACCACCGCCGCGTCTGGCAACACCTCACCAAGTTCAACACCGACTGGCTCGTCGTACTCGAAGACGATGCAATACCGTGCAACAACTTCCGCGACCAGCTCCACGCCGCACTAACAGTGGCACCCAGCCCAGTGGTCAGCCTCTACCTCGGACGCGAACGACCACGCGAATACCAACAACGCATCGCCAAATCCACCAACACCACAGCCCACTGGCTCACCTGCCGACGCCTACTCCACGCAGTCGGCACAGCCATCCACACCGACCTCGTACCCCACATGCTCAACAACCTGCCCAACGGCAAACCCATAGACGAAGCAATCAGCGCATGGGCACGCCACCAAGGCCACACCATCGCCTACACCTGGCCCAGCCTCGTAGACCACGCAGACACACCACCAGTCATCACCACCAGAAACGACAACCAGCCACGGCCACCAGGACGCGTCGCATGGCGGCACGGCGGACGCGACACCTGGACCACTGACACCCAACCAATCTGATGCCACGAGCACCCAAAGTCTGCCGACACCCAAGCTGCACCACACTCACCACCACCGGCACATGCCCCACCCACACCACACACCGTTGGGGCAACCACACCGGCCGCAAAGTCCCACACCGCCTGCAACAAGCCACATTCCGCCGCGACAACTGGACCTGCCAACAATGCGGCCGCCAAGCACAACCCAACACCGGCGAACTCCACGCCGACCACATACAACCCCGATCACGCGGCGGCACAGACACACTTGACAACCTGCGCACCCTATGCAAGGCGTGCCACGCGCCCAAGTCCCGCGCCGAGGCGCACGGGTCGAACACCTGATCGAACGCGGCCCGAAAGTTAGCTGGCGGCCCAAAATGTGCCCTGACCTGCGCAAACGCCGACACGCCCGCAAGCCTCTGACCTGCGGAAACACCCCCCCAGCAACCCCCCCCGGGGGGGGTCTGCGCGGCCCCGGAAGGCGC